CGAACCCCGCATAGTTAAATCATGGTTAGAAAAGCATCAACAAGCTTTTCCGGATAATCTTATAATTAGAATTTCGGCCGTCTATATAGACAAGCCCGCGGATCTACCAAAAAGCTTACAAGGGCATAAAAACATTTTAACAAGTACAGTACACACCATTGCGCCAATTCAAAGTGAATGCCCCTCGCATACGCAAAACGGCGAATGTAGAGACTGCCGGAACTGTTGGAATACAGAAGTTAAAAATGTATCTTATAAGGCGCATTAGAGTTTACCCTCGTACCCCGCAGAAGATCGCGGGGTTTTTTATGGAGGGAACAGGTATCAAAGGGCGTCGGGAATCCATGTTATCCCTATGCCACCAGGTATTTGACAATAAGTAAAGTTCTAAGTTATATTAATATTTTCAACACAACAAGGAGAGCAACATGGCGGATTTAAGCATACACAATGTAACAGAAATAGAGATCAAAGAAATCGATTGCCATAAGCGTTCAGACACAGACGATAGGTTTTATGTTCGTCACATTGTGATCAGGGACAGCAATGGTGGAAAGTTCGAGGTCAGCTCGTTCGCGGACGAGAGGCGATCTCTTGATCTAACAGGAGAGGGGGCGTAAGCCTCCTTTTTTTTATTAGGGGGGAACAGGTATCAAAGGCAAGCGACTTTCGGCTCAAATGCTGTTCCAACGCTGTTCCAATTCTTGTTCCAATTTCTGTTCCAATTTTGGAATACTTAAGTGCTTGATTCTTAAGGTTTGTTCCAATGTTCCAATGTTTTTACATAGGGGGGCAAGATTTTAGAACATTTGAAAACGAAAGAGAGCGTGAGTCCCTTTTTCGCAATGTAAGCAATAGATTGAAATAGTAGCGTCCTATTTGAAACCATTGGAACATTGGAACAGCTTAATATATAAGCAATAGTATAAATAATAATAAATAATATAATAATAACTAAAAACAATAACTTAGGGCTTTTTCGACCAAAAGTTATCCACACAGTTATCCACAGATTCTGTTCCATAAGTAAAGTGGAACAGGAACACGAATTGGAACAGAAATTGGAACAACTTGACATACTTAACTTGACATACCTTGTTCCAGTTTACTTATGGAACATGACATATCTTGTTCCAGTTTACTTATGGAACAGGGTATTAAAGTTTTACTTGACTTATTGTAAGAATGAGAGTATTGTAAAAAGACTAACTAAACGAGGAGTTAATTATGGCATTAGAAAACTTAAGACAACCTGATGGATTCATTTCATTAACTGACATTTTTTTGGAAAGAATCCGAATCAATAAACTGCTTGACCAAATCGAACATCTCGATATGCGAGACGAGTATGACGCGACAAAATATAGTGGTCTTGACTTTGATGGGTGCGTGGACGCCCTCGAGGAACTTGACAATACCATCTACACTACTCGAGAGGTAGAGCGAGAGGAGAATGCATAATGAGCCAACAAAGAGAAACACAAATCAGACCATACAAATGGTCATGTTGGGACTTTGAAATATATAGTCGGAATAAAGAGGGCAAGACTGAATACGCGTTTATTACGACCGAACACAAGTGGGTGGACATAGATATTAATGGCGATTATGCCTTAATTCCTATCGAACAACATGAACTACTCGCACCTCTGTTCAAAGGAATGACCAATGACACCGATATGTATTTTGTGATTGACGGATTGTGTGAAATTGCTATGGCAGATGGGGGTTATGTTGATATGGAGTTTTCTGAGCCACATTTAAAGACCGAGTATGACAAGGTAAAAGAACAAATGCCGAACAATGACTATACTGACATGGAAAGGCTAGAGAAAATGGGATTCAAAGATTATGAGGACAAGATGAACATATCGCATGACTATGTTAGAACAGTAGTTAAATTTAATGAATGTCAACGAAAGACTTAAGGAGATGAGAAACATGAAGAACTTAGAACTATCAACCATAGCAACATTTGATGACTATGAACAAGAATGGTTTGTTATAGAAGCCATACCTGAAACGGCTATGGCAACCGAGAATAAACTGCTTGACTTTGTGAAAGGGCAACTCATTAGTCCAACCGAGTCATTACGGAAACTCTCACTTTGTTGGGACTATAAAAACGAGAAGACTTACAACGCACAGAAAAGTAAGTTTCCTGTGATACAACAAGTGGTCGGCCGAAACGGAAAATATTTTTTTAATAAAGGAGAACTAGATGTTTAATGAATTTGCAGAAAGATGGGACGAAGAACAGGAATACCAAGCACGAGAAAGACTAGAGCGTAAGTTTGGGATGGAAGAAGAATTACTCAGACTTTATGAACTAGGCGACTCGGATGACTATGACTACATAGAGGACATTTATAAATGACTAAATCAGAGAGAGCAAAGATTAAACTATTAATCTACGAGATAGGTTATGACAGAGGGTTCAACGGCTATCCGTATGAACTAGAGATTTTACAAGAGTGGTCTGAGTTTGATTACGATTACTCTTGTGGATATGAGAGGGGCGTTGCAGACTATTGTAGGCAACACCACAAAGACGAGCATGAACAATATTTACAAGGAGAACAACATGCCTAATTGGTGCAACAATTCTATAAGTATTAAAACAAACAGCAAACTGTTATATAGAAAGATTAAGACACACCTAGAAACAGAAGCCAAAAAAGACGACAAAGGTCACTATACTAACGTGGGGCTTTTCGGACTGCTGTATCCTGAGCCTGACTACGAGAAGATAGACGTTCTTAATTGGAAAGGTGAGAAAGAGGACAAAGGTAGAGCGTGGTGGTATTGGCGCGTAGAAAATTGGGGAACGAAGTGGGACGTTTGGAGTGACGACATACAAGGGGACTTAACGTGTGAAGCCAATGATAAGTACAGAGAGTATGAGATTGAGTTTGACTTTGATACAGCGTGGTCACCACCAATCGAATGGTTACGCTACTGTGAAGAGAAATATAAACGGCAAGAACTCTCATTCCACATGACATACTTCGAGGGAGGAATGGGGTTCGGAGGAGTATACGATACCTTTGATGGTGACTCATACTTTGAACATGAGGAAATCAGAGAGGGGGTTTTAAACGGCACAGAAGATAGCGCGCTAAATGAGATGATTGATACCCACTATCTAACGCCTGAAGATTACGAAGAAGAAGAAGAGGAGGACGTAGCATGAGTGAGATGAGTGAGGCAGAAATAACAGAGTATTGGGATGGCAAGGTAAGGGACTTTCTCGTAGGTAAGCGCATTAAGGATGCAAGGTATCAAACTGCTGATGAGGCGCGAGACATGGGGTGGTTTGAGAGAGGGATTGTTGTGTGGTTCGAGGACGGCTCTGACTTTATTGTCCAACGAGATGACGAGGGCAATGGGGCAGGGGCGTTGAACATAATGGACGCAAAGGGCAAGGAGGACATCCTACCCACGCTCAGGTAACAGGTCTCAAAGGATAATGACATGACCAACAAAATAAAAGCAAAGAAGTTTTTAATTATAGTAACGGACAGCGCTGATCTTAGCGTCGAGCCTTTCGACCAAATCGTTGAGGCACTCAATGACGCCGAGATTATCGCTGATGTTTATGAACTAGAAGAGGATGAAATATTTACAGGGAGAGCAAATTGAAAGAAGAATTTGATTTTGAAAGAGAATGTGTATGGTTTGGAGACAGGGATTTTACCTTGTCTGATGATGGAGGATGGTTAAGGTGGATTCCACATTGTGCATATACATTAGAGGAACAACAACAACTAGAGGATGAATTGCATGAGATATATAAACATAACGAAGAGACAGGCGTTCCCTATCCTATTGAATGGAAATGAGGGGAGAAATAAATATGCCTAAATTTAACATTATAACTAATAAAATTTATTTCCAAACTGTTGAGTATGAAACTACAGCAAAGAATGCAGACGAAGCATTTAAAAACTATACAGATTTTCATGATCTGGATTTAGATTTAAGCGATTTTAAAAATCTAAACGAGGTTAAGGAATCTAGTTTGGAACTTTTAGAAGAACAATATTTAGAGACGGAAGAAATCAAATAATAAGGAGAAATAAAAATGACTTATTTACAGTCTAAAGATAAATATAAATTTGCAGAATGGGCTACCAAAAGAAAGGCAGAAGCAATATTTGGTGATGACCATGAAATAGTAAGATTTAAAGTAGATGAGGCAATTGCTTATGATGAAGAAAATAATATTGAAGAAATCACAATAGATATGACCATTGTACAGCATGGTTATGATGAAATAGGGGCATTTACATTTTCACGTTCAATGTCACCACCATTTAATGATGATGATTTTAAACAATTTTATAAGGAGAAATAAAGATGGATTATGATTATGACCTTGAAATACAATTGCCGATTGTTCTTAGACATGAAGACGCAGTTATTAGTTTTACGTTAGGTAGTGACGTTATTTCAGACGAAACTTTAAGTATGATTTTTGAAGACATTGACAAAGAACTAGAGAGAAAGGGGTATGGGGAATGAGTGAATTCAAAGTAAGAATTAAGATTACATCATATTATGATGAAGTGATTGAGGCAGACAATGCCCAAGAGGCTCATGAGAAATACAAAGACATGTGGTACAACGAAGAGACAAACCCGACGGAAGATTACTACGCTTACTCGTGGGATATAGTAAGCGTCCACAAAAAAAGAAAAGTTTTAAATAGAGAGGAGGGATAGATAATGATGGATAAATTTGACTTTTTAAGTGAAGTATTTACAGATTATTGCTCTAAACACGCCTTACCATTAATGAGTGCAGACGATTTATTAGCGTCAGGTCATGCCTTAACAGATGAACAAAAAGAATGGCTTAACAAATTCATTGAGGTTTGGGAAAAACTAACAGCGTACGATTTTTAAATAAAGGAGAGTAGAGATGAGTGACACTAATCTATTGTGTGCAAAATGTGGGAGTCATGTATCTCAACAAGAGGGACTTATTTCAGACGGATACTTCGCTTATTGTGAGGAATGTGATGAAGACTTGTATTCAATTGAAACATATAAAGAAAGGAAAACAGATGAGTAAAATGAAAGAGTTTATTGTTTACGTTAAACAAGAGTATGAACCTTTAGTCGTTATGGCACATGATCGTGATGACGCGATTGACCGAGTGCAAAACCATATGACATGGGGCGAACCGATTGACGTTGAAATTACAGCAGAGGAGAATTAAATTGAAAACGCCTGAAAAACCTTTTGACTTTGGAATCTATAATCTAAATCTATATGGCTTAGATGAAGAGGGTAATGAGATTTTAAATGATGATGGCACAGTTAAGCTTTTTAAGGTGTCGCACCATTTAGATTTAAGTGACTTTGTTGAGGGAATACCTCACGACATGATAGAGGAGAATTAAATGGGACGCAAACACATTGATAGATACGAGACAGTTATTAAAGCTGTATGGGTAGACTATGATGACCACGCTTTTCATGAGGAAGAAGAATTAGATATTAGTCATTTATATATCAAAGACATTGAACACTTCCTTGATGGGGCAGAGGCAGAACGTAACGAAGAAGAGGAGTGGGAACGTCAATTAGAGGAGGAAAAACATGAGTAGACTTAAAGACCGGCCACCATGTTTAAAAGTTGAATACGGGGGTGAGGTTTGGACGTACAAACTTATTAAACAGGATGTGGAATTCGAGCAAGACATAGATGATGACTACAACACAACATGGTATATTTCGGCTGACGTATACTACAATCGAGACCTCGATAGACATAAAGCAAAGGTAGTCCACATAGGCACAATGAACGATAGTGTTGACTTGGACTACATCACGCCAACTGAGATGAAAGGACTCGAGGACGAGGCGTTGCTATATTACTACGAGGAAACCGGTGATCTTTTAATGGAAGAAAAATATAGGAGGATGTTAGGCTATGAGTGATATGAAACTAAAGAAACTAACTAAATCAATGGTCGCCGAGTGGTGCAAGAACGAGGCCGAGAAAATCCGATTCGATTGGTATTATAAGGACGGGTGGGCAGACTATATGATTGATTGGGACGAATCGCAAATGTATGAGGAGACTGAGTTTAATTCAGGTGACGCATACTACGAGGGCGAGATCGTTGTAACTTGGACGTGGGGGAACGATCAGAACTATGCAGAGAATCATACCTACCACGATTGTATTCAACCTATGGAGATTTACAATGACATCTATAACAAAGAAAGACCAACGAGATGCGAAGAGGCTCGCTTCTCAAACGCCACGACTTAAAGTAGTAGGAAGACAATTTGTCGTGGAGGGAACACACCCAAACTTTCACTTGGCACATTTGAAACGTGCGTTGGCAGATCAAATGTGTGAGGTGCGAGAGTTGGATGAAGACGAAGTTATCTATAAAATTTAGGAGATTAACATGAGTGAAAGGAAACAGATTGATTATACGGAGAATGATATTTATGCTTACTATGGTTGTCCTGTTAATATATGGGAAGCAGATAGGCACGACCTACTCGCAGTCATTGGAGGCATGTCTGGGATACTCGAACTGCTCTGGCATAAGGAGGTAGACCCTGAAGTAGCATTCAACGATTTTAAGGATTGGCTCATTGACCAACAAGAACTCAAGAGCATTGAGGTCGAGGTAGTTGAAGAGTCAGAAACTGAGTAGTATTTTATTAACTTTAAGAGAGGATTATTATGAACGAAGAAAGAGTAGCAAGAACCAAAGTAATAGCAGGTGTAGTTTTGGTAGGTATCGCAGGGACTATGCTTTATTTATCAACAAACGGCCACAGGACATCTGTGGTCGAGAACGAAAACTATTTCACAAACTTTGATACGCCCTTACCCGAAGTGACTCCTGTTGAAGAACTTCAAGTAGCTGACTTACCTCCACTTCAAGAGAGTGTTGAGGCAGACGTTGCAGACCTATCTCACACGCCTTATGCCCTGCCTGATATTGCAGACGTGAGCATTGAGGAATACCAAGAATTGCCTGAGATACTTCCTGCAGGAAATGAAGTCGACCTACCACCTTTGGAGTCGTAATGGCAACACCTGAGAAGAAAGTCAAAGTTAAAGTTTGTGGCATTCTGAAAAAATTGGGGGCATACTATTTCTATGCCTCCACAGGTGGCTATGGTTCTAGTGGCGTCCCTGATATTATCGCATGTTACAAAGGAAAGTTTTTTGGTATTGAATGCAAAGCTAACGGCAACAAGCCTACTGCCTTGCAACAGAAACACCTAAGAGATATATCTGTGCAAGGGGGCGTATCGTTATTGATTGACGAAACAAATGTAGATATGCTAGAGTATTATGTCACAGGCAAGCAAAAGATTAATTATGAAAAATGATAACGTAAACAGACCGGCACATTACACTCAAGGCAAGGTCGAGTGTATTGACGCTATTGAGTCAGCAACTATTGGATTAGTTGGCATTGTTGCAGTTTGTGTTGCCAATGTTATTAAGTATGTGTGGAGGTTCGCACGAAAGAATGGCGTTGAAGACCTAGACAAAGCCGATTATTATTTACAAAAACTTAGAAAGAAAGTGAGAGAAGACAATGAGTAAAGATTTATTCAGAAGAACTCGGAGTTTATTATTAGACCACATAAGATTACTCAATCAGCACAGACTAGGCGACACCCATGTTGAGGACGCCCAAGGCATAGTTGATGAAATCAACATACTATTACAATCAGATGAACTAAAAGAGATCGAGCAACATATCGACGACGCAGAACGGAGGATTGTTTCCGAAGATTTAGCCGACGAAATATTGAATGGTAAATACTGTGTCGGTGGACATTGTGAAGACTAAACAGTTTATAATACTAGATTTAGAACAAGAACCCTTACGAAAGTTTTATCACAAACGCGACGCAGAATGGTTTATTAAAGATAAGCCTGACTGTACCATTAAAACTATTCTAACTGAACAACTATCTACCGAATTGAGCCATGAAGAATTTACGGCCAAATACGGCGAACCACTTTTTTAAGAAAGGAATGAGATGCCAAGAAGCAATTACAGCGAAGCAATGCAACAAGAGTTTATAGATCGTGCGAATAAATTTATGAAAGATAATCCTAATACTTCAAGAGCAAGGGTAGCTCAATACGCAGGAGTTTCTGTGTCAGTGTTGGAAAGCTATGAGAAGCAAGGAAGAATTAAATTACCCGCCGTACTATCTCAGAAACAAATACGTAAACTTAGCCCGTGGGCTACAAACCTAGGAGGTTTAAGTGGCGGACGAAGCTGATTTAGCTAACGACGAGGTAGAGCATCAATTAAAACGGAAGCTTGACTCTATTAATACTGATACGCCTGAGAACGATACAGGTAAATGTATTTGGTGTGATTCACCTATTAAAGAAAAAGATGGACGGCGTTGGTGTTCTATTGAATGTAGGGATGAGCATCAGTTGTATGCTAACAAACTATGACAACCAAATCACCATGCAAAAACTATTGTCGTTACGAATCATTCGAGGGAGAGCAAGTATGCCAAGCTTGTGGCAGGACATATGATGATCTTGAAGTTTGGCTTTCTGCCTCCGACTCTACTAAAAAAGATATAAAAAAACATGCGAAAGAAAGGCTTAAAAGATTCAAACATGCTAAAAATCGGTAAAGCAATATGTCATAAATGTGGAGACTCTGCTAAATTTAATTGTGGGGGTAAGTGGTATTGTGGATATAGAAGCAAACTAGGGGAGTTTAATATGCAAGGATATTGCAAACAAGAACAGAGAAAGGACAAGAGTGGCAAATCTAATAACGATTGACTTTGAAACATTCTATGACACAGGCTATGGTCTCAATCGATTAACTACTGAAGAATACATCAACGACCCACGATTCCAGGTTATAGGTATGGGTATTAAAATTAACGACGGCGACGTCAAGTTCTATGTCGGTGAGGAACAGGTATCAAAAGTGCTTGCCTCAATTGATTGGCAAAATAGCCTCTTGCTTTGTCACAACACCATGTTTGATGGCGCAATTATTAAATGGCACTTTGGGTTCACCGCTAGTGCTTATCTTGATACGTTATGTTTGGCACGCGCCTTGCATGGTGTAGATGCAGGAGGCTCACTTAAAGCATTGGCTGAACGTTACAAACTAGGAGAGAAAGGCACAGAGGTGCTTGACGCTAAAGGTAAACGACTCGAGGACTTCCAAGACTATCAGCTTAAACAATACGGACTATACTGCAAGAATGACGTTAAGCTTACCTACGACTTATTTAAGATTCTAGAAAAGAAGTTTAAAGGCAGTAAAGAGTGGATGCTTATTGATGCCACACTTCGTATGTTCATTGAACCAAAATTAAAACTTAATCGAGAACTTTTACAGCAGAGACTTATTGAGATTAAAGAAGAAAAGTCAAACATGCTTTCAAGTTTACAGGCTCGGCTTAATGTAGAAACAAAAGAAGAGGTGCGTAAAGTACTAGCAAGCAATCAACAGTTTGCTAAACTTCTCGAAGAGCATGGCGCAGTCGTGCCTATGAAAGAAAGCCCAACAACAGGGAAACAAACTTTTGCACTATCCAAAAGCGACGAGGGGTTCTTAGCCCTTTGCGAACACGAAAACCCATTCATACAAGACCTCTGTGCTGTTCGACTCGGCACTAAATCTACCATAGAAGAATCTCGCATTGAACGGTTCATCCAAATAGCAGAAAGAAACAATGGGTATCTACCTATACCACTCAAGTATTATGGGGCGCATACAGGGCGATGGGCAGGCGTAGACAAAGTTAACTTCCAAAACTTACCTAGTCGTGACGTCAAAAAGAAAGCTTTGAAACAAGCAATCATCGCGCCTGAAGAGCATGTCGTTATAAACGTAGACTCATCTCAGATTGAAGCAAGGGTATTGGTATGGTTAGCAGGACAGCATGACGTGTTGCAACAATTTGCTAACGGCGAGGATGTGTATGTGAACTTTGCAAGACGCGTTTATAACCGTAATGATATTACTAAAGCAGAACGAGCCGTGGGTAAAACTTGTATATTAGGATTAGGCTATGGCACAGGGTGGCGTAAACTACAAAACGTATTGAAACTCAATGCGGGACAAGATATGTCAGACCAAGAATCCGAACGGCTAGTGAGACTTTATCGAGAAGTCAACCACGAGGTCGTAAAACTTTGGCAAGAATGTGATCGAGCATTATCAGACATGGCATCATGGCCTGCCGACAAACTTCCTTATTATTTAGATGACCGCAAAGCTATCTTAGTTACGCCGGAAGGTCTCAAACTACCCAACAATCTATACATACATTACCCTAATTTAAAATTAAATGATGGAGACTACACATACAATTCCAGACGAGGAACAATAAAAATCTGGGGTGGGGCAGTCGTTGAGAATATTGTCCAAGCTTTAGCGCGTATTGTTATTGGAGATCAAATGTGTGACATTGCGCGAAGCTATGCACCTGTATTAACTGTGCATGACGCCCTTGTCTATGTTGTGCCTGAAAAGGACGCAGATACAGCTTTAGATTTTATTAAAAACGAAATGAGCACGGCGCCGGAGTGGGCTAAAGGATTGCCAGTGACATGTGAGGGGGACTATGCAAGTAACTACGGAGACTGTTAAATCATCAGATTGTTATTTTGAACTTCCCTATCAATCAGAGTTTACTACAAAACTTTATCTTGCTTGCCAAATGGCAAAGGATATTGACTGGGTGAAATACTATAACTTTGAGTTGCTATATATTGAACAAGAGGTTTTGCGTAAAGTCGATCCATTCTTACGTCAGCTCTACAAAGCTCACAGATTTGAGGCAGGGGTAGTTAGGATGCAACCGAATACTTTTTATGATTGGCATGTTGATGATAACCGAGGCGTCTGTGTTAACATGTTAATTAATCATGCGCAGAGTCATTGTATATTTAGAGACCCTAAAAAAGAGGGTGCAATCACAGGAAAGTTTCATGAACTTAACTATGAACGCGGGGTTTACTATTTTTTCAACAATCAAGTAGAGCACTCGATATATAACTTTGAGGGCACACGATATTTGTTAACCTTGCAATTTGCAGAAGATAAGACTAAACTAGATTTTCATTCATTAGTAAAGGAGTGGCGCGATGGGCGATGGCGGAAAAGGAAGCCGACAAAGGCCAACAAATGAAGAGTTGTATAGCGATGGATATGATCGGATATTCGGTATGCGCTGTAAAGATTGCGATTATAAACAGCGAAGAACAGAAGGACAGCCTGTGCTGTGTGAGACTTGTGGGAAAGAATTATGATTGAGTTTGTCTTAATTGTTAGTTTAATGGGCGACTTCGGCCCCGAACAAAAATATGTAGGTAGTTTTGGAAATTGCCAGCTTGCAGAAATATACTATGATAGTAATTATAGAGGCAAAGAAACTTATAATGGATACAGGTGTATAAGAAAGGATTTATTAGGTGAAATAGAAAAACTTAAACTAGGAGTATAAGCTATGATAGATTATATATTAGCTATTTATATAAATAATGAGCCTCAGTATATAGGCACGTTTATAAATTGCCATGATGCAGAGGCTTATGTTAGAACTTATTACCCCGAGCATGATAGTATTTGTCAACATAGAGACTATATTCATTTACCGACTGATTTAAAAGAAAAATTTTTTGTGCCCTATCCAAACGGCACGTGGGAGACGGTGACACATTAATGGCAAAAGTAAAACAGACTGAGAGAGCACGCGAACCAATACACAAACGGACATGTCAGGGTGGCCGTAAAGCGAAGACAAGTACAATGAGCAAAGACCAAAAACGCTCATTTAAAAAATATAGAGGACAAGGTAGATAATGGTAGACTTTACGTGGAGTTACTCCTCCCTAAAAGAGTATGAGAATTGCCCAAAAAAGTACCACGAAATAAGAGTATTACAGAACTACGAATTTACTGATACTCCTCAAACCATTTATGGTAAAGAAGTGCATGAAGCTTTAGAACTGTATGTAAGAGACAATAAACCCCTAGCCAAAAATTATCAGCGCTTTCAAAAAGTAGTAGATACTTTGATTGCCATACCGGGCGAAAAACTCCCCGAATATAAGATGGCACTAGACAAAAACTTTAAACCTTGTGACTTTGATTCAGATGATAGATGGGTTCGAGGCATTGCGGATTTAGTTATTATTGACGGAGAGAACGCCTACGTCGTAGACTACAAGACCGGAAGCAATAAGTATCCTGATCCTAAACAGTTACGACTCATGGCCTTGATGTTGTTCGCACATTTTCCTAACGTCAACAATATTAAAGCAGGTTTACTCTTTATATTAAAAAATAGTTTTGTTCAGGAGTCGTATACTAGGCAAACAATTCATCAGTCATGGAAGAAGTTTGAACAGGCATTAGATAGATTATCGCTATCATTTAAAGATGATGTGTGGACGCCTAACCCCACGCCTCTGTGTGGATGGTGTCCTGTTGATACTTGTGAGTTTTATAAACCGAGGAAATAATGTATCAAAGAGTTTGTGTGATATGTAATACACCCTTTAAGACTCGTCAGCCGAATCATATTAATTGCTCTCCTGAATGTAATAGTATTCACAGAGTGAACCAAAGATATGAAAGGGACAATCACAATTGGGGAAAATACTACAAACATTTACTATCAACTAAGAAAGAACACAGCTTAACAGTTGCCGAATTAATAGGCAAGACAGCAGAACAAGATTATAAGTGTGCGTTGTCAGGAGTAGAGCTGACGTGCTATCATAAGCGAGGAGAAATCATTCTTACTAACGCTAGTATCGATAGAATTAACGCAGGAAAAGAGTATAATTATGATAATATACAGATTGTCTGTAGGGCGATTAATTCGTTCAGAGGCAATATGAAGATTAACGAATTTATATTTTGGTGTAGCGAGGTAGCAAAAAATGCCCTATGTAAATAAACCTAGACCCCACAAGAAAGAATACCAACAACAGAAAGCTAGAGGTGAACATGCCAAGCGCATGGAGCGCCAGCGTGCTCGTCGTGCATTAGATAAAAAATTGCCTGATAAAAACGGTAATGGTAAAGCAGATGCGCGGGAAGGAAAAGATGTAGCACACCGCAAAGCTTTTTCTAAAGGTGGTAGCAACAAGCACGGCGTGACTATCCAGTCTAAATCTAAAAACCGTTCATTCAAACGTTCATCAAGTGGTAAGCTTGTATCAGAAACAAGTAAACGTGAACGAAAGAAATCTAAGAAATAAATCAAATAACACTTGACTAATTAAAAGTCTTAAAGTAAACTTTAATCTTTATAGGAGAGGTATGAAGATTATTGATAACCATGCGTTGCAAATAAGCGTGTTACCTGCTAACGCTAAAAAAATTACAGAAGAAATAAAAAAATCTAAAATTATTTCTAGTCAAGAGGGAGCATCAGAAGTTCTTATACATTGGGGACTTGATGAAGTGACCAAACTTAACTCATTGATTCGATTCAAGAAACCGGTGCCCTCACCTATTTCCCGCGACTATAAATGGACAGGACGTTTTACCCCGTACGCCCATCAAAAAGAAACCTCTGAGTTTTTATCGATCCGCCCTCGAGCTTTTTGTTTCAACGAGGCAGGCACGGGCAAGACTTCATCAGTGTTATGGGCTTCTGATTACTTGATGAATGAGGGTAAAATCAAGCGAGTATTGATTATATGTCCACTTTCAATCATGACATCGGCCTGGAAAAACGATATTTACAATACATGTATTCATAGAATACCAGGAGTTGCTTATGGTAGACCTGATGATCGGAGAGTCGTTATTAGTAATCCTCAATATGAGTTTGTTATTATTAACTATGATGGTGTTGCTATTGTCAAAGATGATATTAAAAAAGCTAAGTTTGATTTGATTGTTGTTGATGAGGCTAATGCATACAAGTCTGTTTCGACAACCCGATGGAAAACACTTAATAGTATTTTAGAACCTACAACAAGATTGTGGATGTTGACAGGGACACCGGCATCACAATCACCAGTAGATGCTTATGGTCTTGCACGTTTAGTCTGTCCACATCGAGTGCCTAAATTTTCAACTGCGTGGCGCGATATGGTTATGTTTCAACTCACACGATTCAAGTGGCTACCTAAGCCAGATAGCAAATCTAAAGTCTTTCAAGTATTACAACCGGCGATTCGGTTTGCTAAAAACGATTGTCTGGATTTACCTGAAGTTGTGTATCAGACACGAGAGGTTCCACTATCAAAACAAGTAGAGAAGTTTTATAAAGAATTGAAGAAAGAGTTCTTGATTGAAGCCGCAGGTCAAGAGATTACGTCGGTGAACGCGGCAGCTAACATGAGTAAACTCCTACAAATCTCGGGTGGCGCAGTCTACACTGACGATAAAAAAGTTGTAGACTTTGATATTGCCCCACGACTTAAAGCACTACAAGAAGTAATAGATCAAACAGAACACAAGATATTAATCTTTGTACCCTTTAGACACACGATAAATATTGTCGCTAACCACTTAGATAAACAGGGTATTTCAAACGCTATTATTAATGGTAGTGTAAGTGCTACTAATCGCACGCGTATTATTAAAGAGTTTCAAACGGCTGATGACCCGAGGGTTCTTGTTATACAACCTCAGTCAGCATCACATGGTGTAACTTTAACTAGGGCAGACACGGTTGTCTTTTGGTCGCCTGTTTTAAGTGTTGAAGTTTATTTACAATGTATTGCTCGTATTGATCGCGTAGGGCAAAAGAACAAAATGACAGTAGTTCACCTGCAAGGTTCAGACGTTGAAAGAAGGCTGTATGCCATGCTACAGGGTAAGGTAGATGCGCATACTCAATTAGTTGATTTATATAGAGAGGTGATTGAAGATGAGTGATATTAAAGCAGATTCTCTAGTCAAAGCCTATCTCGCATTAAGATTACAACGAGAGAAGCTGGCTAGAAAATATGAGCAAGAAGACAGTGTTTTCAAAGAGCAGATGAATCGCTTAGAGGAAGCTATGTTAAATACTTGTAATGACATTGGTGCTGAAACACTACGCACTGATAGTGGTACGATTATTAAAACTTTAAAAGAAAACTACGTATGCGGTGATTGGGATAACTTTAAGAAGTTTATTCTTGAGAACCAAGCTCTTGAGTTATTACAGCAACGCATAAGTCAGACTAACTTTAAAGAGTATGTCGGAACCCGCAAAGAAGAGGGACTCCCTCCAGGCATCAGCACTATGAGAGAGTTCAAAATAACTGTAAGAAAACCAACCGCTAAATAAGGAGAAATTATATGGCGCAAACAAATGTAGCATTTACGACACCGAAAGGTATCGCACAATATCCTTGGTTATCTAAACCGGATACGAAATTTTCTGAGGAGGGAGATTACAAAGTTAATCTGATTTTATCAAAAGAAGAAGCTTTGCCAATCCTGAAACAAATCAATGAAGTGTATGCAGAAAACATTTCAAAGGAAACAAAGAAAGCTAAAGGTAACGAAATTAAAAAGGCCCCACCACCTTGGCTTGAAGAGAAAGACGACGCGGGCCAACTAACAGGCAATATCATCCTTAAGTTTAAATCAAAAGCCGCATATAAACCGGCTATCTTTGATGCAAAAGGAATGCCTATGGTCAACAGTAGCATTTGGGGTGGGTCTGAAATAAAAGTAGCAGGCACGATTGCCCCCTACTATACAAGTTTAATTGGTGCCGGTGTAGCATTGCGTCTACGCGCAGTGCAAGTTATTCAGTATGTAGATGGTACACAAGGGGCAAGCCGATTCGGGTTTGAAGAAACTGCAGGGTATGTACACGAAGATAAACCTGATGCATCTTTTGAGGAAGCTTTGGTGGAAACATTTGAAGCTCCAGTAGAAGCTTCAGCTCCGAAAGAACCCGAGTTAAGAGCAGATGTTAAACCACCTGTTCAAGCCGCAGATGACCTGTCTGACATCATTAATCAATGGTCACAAGGATAAGCCATGCCTAAAAAATATAGCCAGTCCTTTCTCATTGAATTAGGGAAAGCAGACAACGAAAGATTAGGGGTTAAATTAGCTAAAGCATGTGTCCGTGCCGACCTACCTATTATAGAGGTGGCTAAGGTATTTGGGGTATCTCGTATGACAATTCATACGTGGTTCAGAGGGGGAGCCATACGAGATAAAAACGCAACCAAAATTACAAGTTTTTTGAAAGCGTTGAACGACGCGTGGATAGAAGAGTTTGAAAATAAAACTTCGGCTCTACCTATCGCGCACCCAAAACATGCTAAGGCGTTTTTAGAGGATAGAATTGTCCCTAAAATTAGTTGATCCATTAACCAAAACGTGTACAATAGAGAGTGCCCCCAAGGTTTTTATAGTCTATACTTATAGAGACCTAGGGGCATTTTCTTACACCTTAAGAGAGAAAGACATATAGATAATGCTTAAAGAATTTTATCAAAAAGCCCTCCCAAATGAAGGTTATTTTTGTGTTGCTTATAACGTTCCAAATTCAAAGCCTTTTCCTCATGACTATGTCACAACCCTAGATGAAGCGCTTGATCTCATAGATAAATATAAAGAGAAAGGATTCAATGTATTTATTGCAATGAGTACTTTCAATATTGAAAAGCGAGAAGCCTCTGAATCTAGGTACATTAAATCTTTTTATGTTGACTTAGATGTAGGCGAGAATAAAGAATACCAATCGCAAAAAGAAGCACTAACCGCTTTGATGGAGTTTATTACTGAATGCAAATTACCTGTACCTGCTATCGTTAATAGTGGTGTAGGTATACATGCATATTGGTTCTTATCACAACAAATTACAAGAGAAGTATGGAAGCCATTTGCAGAGCAGTTAAAAAAGCTATGCCTAACAAAAGGTTTAAAAATAGACCCTGCAATTACAGCAGACTCTGCTCGACTGCTACGTTGTCCTAACACTAAGAACTATAAACAGACACCTCCACGACCTACACTGATTATTAAAGACGCTCCAGTTTATGAGTTAGAAAAAATTAAAGGTGCGCTCGACCATGTAGAAATTTCACTAGAAGATATTATGGCAAAAGTTCCTATGTCTTCTGATGATAAAGAGGCTAAGTTTGCAAACTTTGAGAATCGTTTTAAACCCTTACTTATAGAAAGTACAAAGGGGGGAGAACGCGGTTGCGCTCAAGTTAAATACTATATAGATAACGTTAAGAATTGTCCCGAGCCTATATGGTGGCGCGTGTTGTCATTAGCACAAAACTGTGCCGATCGGGATGAAGTTATTCATACAATATCTAAACCTTATAGTAAGTATGACTATAATGAAACAGAACAAAAAGCGTTAAGCACCGCAGGCAAACCACATACCTGTAAAGACTTTAACGAGCATAATCCTAATGTTTGTACAGACTGTCCGCATTGGGAAAGAATTACTACCCCCATTCAACTACATAGATTTCCTATCAAAGCTCCCACATCTGATGATGACGAGTACGAAGTAAAATCAGTAGAGGGAGAGGTTATAGAAAAATCTACTAAAGTGGTTCACGGACTACCTGCTTCGCTTGAAAAGCAGGGGTACTGGGTTGGAGGCAAAAACGGAGGCACGTTTAGGACTGTAACCATGACAGACAAAGGTGGGGCTACATTTAAAGAAGACTTAATCATTTATGAATATACATTAAAAGTAGTTCGGCATGTGCGTAGTTCAGCAGAGGGTAACTGTATTGTTGTAAAGGCTTGGCATCCTCATGACGGCATGCAAGAATTTATATTGCCTATGACTACAGTCTATGAAAAATCGGATTTGAGAAAGGCTCTTACAAGCGAGGGCATTTACTATGAATCTGCAAAACAAGAGGAATTAATTATGAGATACTTTATTGACTACGCAAAAGATATGCAGAAGAGAAGTAAGTATGACGTTATGTATGACCAAATGGGTTGGAATTTAGATAAGTCTTCTTTTGTTGTAGGCACTACAGAAATTACAAAAGATGGGAAAGAGAAGCCTACTCCTATTTCGTCGATTGCTCAAGCCGTTGCACCTTTCTTGACTAAGAGTGGTACCTTTGAAGACTGGAAGATTGCGGCACAGAAACTCAATCAGCACGGCCTTGAAATGCACATGTTTACATTGTTGTGTGGCTTCGGGTCTATCTTGATGGATTACTCATCAACGACAGGCGTAGCTATCTCCTTGACTGGGGAATCCGGTGCAGCTAAGACAGGGGCATTGTACGGCGCTTTAAGTGTATGGGGCAAACCAAAAGATTTATCTGTTATGAATGCCACATCTAACGCGCTACAAGGTCGTTTCTTAACACTACACAATCTACCCTTTGGCTTTGATGAAGTAGGTAATAAGAACCCATATTTATTGTCAGACTTTATTTTAGCTGTCTCACAAGGTAAAGCAAAACTTAAAATGCAGGCATCAACAAATGCCGAACGCGATTATGAGGCGCCTTCATCTTTGATTGCTATCATGACATCAAATCATAGTATCTATGACAAACTTAAAACAATCCGTTCTAACCCTAATGGTGAAGCCGCTAGATTGATTGAGTTCCCTGTGCGTAAGCCTAAAGCATTTATGGACGACGCGAGACTAGGTAAAGAAATCTTTGATGAGTTCAACAGTCATTACGGTTGGGCAGGCCCTGAGTTTGTAAAAGCCGTGTTTAAGTTTGGTAAAGCAACTGAGATTAAAGAAAACCTAGCTAAGTGGGAAACACGTTTTGTTCAAGACTTTGGTAATGATACAGCCTATCGATTCTATGAAAATCTTATGGCAGTGACTATGACTGCAGGCGAGATTGTAAACAACGCAGGCATCCTAAAGATTGATTTAGATCGCATCTATAAATTTATTATAGGCGAAATGATTACAATTAGAGACGAAGTTGTGAAGGTCAACGATGTAGATTACGAGTCAGTTCTACAAGATTACCTTGATGCTAACTATGATAAGATTCTTGCCTTTAAAGATGAGAAGATTTTTTTAGAACCCTTCAGACAAATCAGCGTGCGTGTAGATCACGACAAAGACGCCATGTTTATATCTAAAAAAGAGTTTGATGCATACTTAAGTGAACTACCTATCAGTACAAAAGAGTTTGTCTATCAAATGCAACAACAAGGAGTTGATATCAAAGCCGGTAGTGGTGTTAAACAACGCATGAATGCAGGGTGGAAAGATGTGACTAAATCTGCAACCTCAGTTTATGCAATTAAACTCAGCACGCTAGGCGTGAAACTAAACACTCCAACGACGAATGAAATTGCACAAGGAAATTGAGTGGTTGTTCCCGTTTGATTCAATGCAAGTAGGGGACAGCTTTTTCATTCCGTCTATACAGACAGGCCCGTTAATATTTTCTCTCGAACGTGGGGCTAAGAAGGCAGGCGTTCGAGTTAAAACACAAGTAGTCGTAGAAGATAAATTGATGGGCGTTAGAACGTGGCGTGTGGATTAACTACCGTATTCTCTCTTAATAACATCAGCGGTACGCTTAGATAAAGTGATACCGTTGGTGCTTTCTTCAATAGACCGTAGACGTTCTCTAAATGAACGAGTTAATGTATCACTTGTAATTGGATTAGACCTACCTAATGTGCTTTTATTAAAGTCAGCTATTTTACCGTCAATTTCTCGAAGCATCTCCATATCACCATTATTTCTAGCTAAGAAATGAGATGTGAGCAATCCTGAACGGCGTGCATTAAATGACCTCTCTGCCGCTTTCATGGATTGATTGCGTGCATACTGTAATGATAAGTCTTCATTGGTAAAGCCGAATACTTGTAGGAAAGCATCGAGTCCATTAAGTTCTGTCAGCTCTGCGCCTTTTCTTGTAAGTGCTCCCTCTGTGCCATAACGAAAGGCTTTCATAGGATTACGTAGGAACGCAGGCATCATTTGTTCTAGACCGCGATACATGTTGCCGTTGCTCATATCACCTAGACCTCGGTTAACACTTAAGAAGTATGAGAATGATGGACCTAATGTTTGTTCTGCAGCGTATTGTAATACACCTACTTCAGATACACGACGTGGGTCTTCACGCCATATTAAGTTAGCAAAGCCGGTTCTAGACGCAATGTCTAGGTTAAGTAGTTTATTAAGTGGACCACGATAACCTATATCACCGAAGATTTCTCGAGTAGATTCTTCAAAGTCAAAGGGCTCATCATCATCTCCTAGTAAAGCATAGAGTGATTCTGCTACAACTTGTGTGGCACCATATAAAGGCACGCCTTGCAGCCCTGAAAATGTAAATGCAGCACCATAGATACCTAGTATTTGTTTACGAGCCATGTTACGTACTTCTTTAGTTTCACCTTTATAAGCATCATACATACCTTTAATTAGTAGATGCATCATAGCGTGGCCGTAGCGTTTAAAGGTAAACATCACTTTACCAAAACCTGTTTGGAAATATCTAGGGCCTACTTCGGGTAGCGCAGTACCATGAGAGCGTCGAGTTAGGTCTCGCGCATAAGCTTCCGCATTTACAAAACTGTCCCCTTTTTCTTTAGCAGCTAGGTAGCCTGCTAAGTAAGTTACTTCACGGTTCATACGTTCTGTATTCTGGAACATCCAACCCATCAACGCGTCAAACTTAGCTTTCATACCTATAAAGTCTTTAGCGTTTGTTTTACGCATTTCAGTTAATTCATAACCTACGCCACGTCTAAATACAGTATTGCGTATACCTTGTTCATAGAGTTGTTTAATATCGGCTGGTAGAGCCTCATTAAGTCTGCCGTTCTTCATACCAAAAGAATGGTCGGGTAAGAAGCCTCGGTTACTATCTTTACCCCCGCCAAAGTAATACCTAAATGCTTCGCCTATAGCTTTGTTTGCAGAAGTAAATCCGTATTTAGCAACAAGAGCAGGATAAACAACAATAGCTAACTGCGATGCGTTAACAACGGCTGAAGACACGTTACCAGCAATGGTTGTCATGTAGCTTAAATAAGCGAAGCGTGATGATATAGGTCCTGCTACAGGGTTATGGAAAAAGCTTCGAGCCGCAGGCCCTGAGATTTCTTCTACTGCATAAGCAAGCGATTCATCTAGCCTGGTCTTCTTCTCAACAGTCATTGTAGTGTCAGCTAAAGTAGCTTCTCTAGCAACTTTGCGTTCCGCTTTAATGTTATTGATGGTTTCGTCAATTTGTGGAATATAATCTAAGTTAGCAATCTGTGTAGCCATCCTAGCACCTAAATCAATGAAGCCTCCTACAAGGTCTTGAATCTCACCTTTAGTACCTATTCTTTTACGAGTCTGTTGTTTAATAGATTGAGCAGGCAATAAATCTAAGAATATCTGTCTAACTTGTTCAACTGTTTTAGGGTCAACTTTTTGCTCGTTGGTTGTAGCATCTTTTTTACTTAACACTGCAAGTACTTTATCCATTACTTGAACAGCACCTACAGTCATATCACCGCGCTGAGATACGGGGTCTACACCGCCAGTCAAGAACTCTAAAGTATCATTAGCTTCTAACTCTCGTAGGGCGCGTAGATATTCATTTTTAGTTTCAAAACGTTTAACTGTTTTTAATTGGTTGAAAGCACGTTCAGCTTCAGCTAATGCTTTTTCGTCTGTCAGATTTTCAACTTCCGCTTCAAAGTTTTGTAAGTCCGCTTTTGAAATATACTCAAGACGATAATCACCTTGTCGTCTAAATGGGTGATAAAATTTGAGGCGGTTATTTTGAAACTCTTGGATAACAATGTTGGACTGTGCTTGTGCGGCAGGGTCAGTTCCTACGTTTTTAACGAATGCTTTAATAAGGTTATCACCATACTGTTCATATTTTGTAGTGTACGCAATAGCTAAACCTTGTAGTTCTGCAGGCAAGCGCCTAAATTGCTCAACAAGAGGCTCGGCTTGATTTACATCGCTTAGATTTCGAGGGTCAATGTTTTGTCTTGATAGTTCATAGACGACTGTTTCCCAATCTTGTAATTGCTTATCAGTGTATTTAACTTTAGTAGTCTGGTCATTCATAGCAACACTACCGTCTTTATTTAGAGCAAGCTTCACTTCTTTTGCATTATATTTCAAAAGCTTACGTTCTTTGCCTTGAATGATGTCCATACCTAAATTACCAAGTACATCGACTTCAGCACGTGTGGTTTCAACACTAGCCGCACGCTGTTCAAGCACATCAATTAGTTTTTGAATACTAGGTAAGTACTTACCATATAAGTCTGCCATTGCCTGTAGACCTAGTACACCCATCCATGTTTCTCTTACTTTTGTGGGTAACTGTAAGATTTTATCCCACACGCCTTGAATATAATCTTTAGTAGGCAGAGGCATTTTTTTAATGGTGTCATCAGCAAAGCCAAAGTTCTTAGAGTATTGTGTAGGTTGATATCCGCCCGGAGGATTATTTTTAGAGAACTGAAGGTCAGTATTTTTAGTCATGGTTTCAAGTAAAAGCCTATTGTTTCTACTTGTTGGAACCATTGTACTGCGGTGTAGAATAACTACTTCGTTATCCCCCTGTCCTTCCATTAAAATACTATCTATGACAGGGCGCACTAATTTATTATCATTACTTTTAATAACTACAGGTATTTCTTCAATGCCTGCATTGATAGCCATAACAGCACGATGACGCCCTTCATGAGATCTAACGGTTACTGTCCTAGGCACAAAGTCTACAACTTTTGCATAGCCTGTCATAAAACGTTTTTCTACGTTATCTTCGGGTGTAGGAGGGCGCGTATCAAAATCAGTTACTAAAAGTTCAGATACTTCCATATATTTTGGATCAAACTTACCTTCAGACTCTAATGGTTCGACTGATCCTACACCTTGAGCTACTTGTTTTTTCAAAGCTTTTATGTGATCCAAACTAGCAGTTAATTTTAAAAAGTCTTCTGGGGCCATGTAAGTTAGCCATCCTGAACTTAAATTGTAATCTGCGCTGTTTCCATAATCAGCAAGAATCTTATCTAAAGTTTCGTCTTTAATGCCAAGCTTGGTGTTTATTTCTCGCCTGCTTTGTTTGACATCAGCTGATACCTGTTCTCTGCCTGTGGTCTCTTTGAGAGAAGCACGTAGAGAGTTTAGAATCATGTCTTGAATATCTATATCACTAAATCTATTGACGTCGTAAAGACCGAGTCTACGCAAGAAGTTTTTGACCGCACCAATGAGTCGACGCATAATTGTATTGTTAGGAGCCTGCTCACCTAGTTTAGCTACGACTTCTTGTAGGAAGGGTTTGCTTCCAGGTGTAAGTTCAGGATACAACGCCTCTACTTCATCATAGATTTCTTTGACTTGTTTGTTAGTATTCTTAAGTGACTTGGCTCTGTTAAGAAGGGCCTTGTAGTCTTTGCCTACCATCTTCTCTAGACCATAGTGCTCTCCTACTTCATGGAGTAAGACACGTCTAGCTTGACCTTCAGGAACACGATTAGCTACAATGTATGAGGTCTGTGTACTAGGGTCAAAAGCACCATTAGCAGTCTCTGACATCTTGACAGTATCGGGTAGTTCTTCAACGCTGTTTACAATTTGTAAGCGTCCTCGCTCTTGCATTCTACCTACGTTAGGTCCAAATTCTTGTGTAAGTTCATTACTCACCGATTCACTTGTATTGCCCGTATCGACGGGGGCTACACGAGCCTCTTGTGTGCCTAGAGACGCACCGGTAGTTTCAATGCCTTCAGCGTCTTTGTATTTTTCTGACATCTTGTCAGCAATTTTATTTTTAGCATGAGTAGCCTCGACCTGATCAACAACTTCTTGGTTAAGCATGTTTGCTTCTTTAGCCATGCTCACAATGTCTTTGGATGCTGTATTTAAGTCTTTGAAGGGTATGTCAGACATAGCCGCCCATGTCTCTTCTGCAGTTTCTTCAAGAGCAACAGGGGCTTGTTCTTTGGGTTCTTTTTTAGCTAGTGCTTCAAGTTGTTGTGGGAGTTCTTTATCTTGTTTAATTAATCCCTTAATTTTTTTAATGGAGTCTTTACCTGCTTCAGTGCTAGGATCAAGTAAGTCTTGTTCCGCCGCTATGTCAACAACATCTTTAGTAGTCCCAGATAAAGTATCGTAGGGTGTGTCGGTCTTAAGGTTATCCCATAATTGTTGAGCAGTTAGTGGAGCAGGGCTAACTCCCTCTCCTCCTGTAGGTTCTGGTACATCAACAGTATCAGGTCCCAATCGTTCTCCGACAGGTTCTCTAACTCCTTCGGTAGTGTCGTCGATGGGCTCGACAGGTACTGGAGTGCTAACTCTAGGAGCCTCGACTCCGACAGCCTCTTGATCGCTTTTGGGTTTGGTAACATCAAGTTCTCCTTGTGGTTGAGTTTCTAGTTCTTCTACTATATCATCAGTAGCAGGTGGAGGTGTAGTTGTTTCTTCTTGAGGAGGCTCTGCAGGTTTTTCAACACTAGGTCGAGTAAATGGTGCAGCAGCACCACCAAGGAAGCCGCCTGCAATAGCACCTCGAACAGATGATTCCATGATACGATCCCAATCTTCACTCTGGAAGATTTGTGGATTATTGCCAACAAAGTTTTCTGCACTAATACTAATTGCTTCTTGCGCACCTTCTGTCAAACCTTCTGCGCCTACAGCTTTGAGTCCTTCTTTAAATACAACGTTTGCAAGACCAGGACGCATACCTGATTGTTTTACAACGGCTTTACCAATCGCTGCTTTTTGAGTAGGCGTGATTTTTTTTAATACTGCCGCAGGTAAAATAGCATCAAGTGAAGCGGCAGCCGCACCAAAGATAAGTGCCGCCCCTGTAGCTAGTTCGCCGGTTTCTTGGTAAACATTTTGAAATACTTCTGGAGCATTAAGAGAGTATGAGCCTAAATAAACACCAATACCTTGACCTACGGCTTGGCGATTAGCGAGTGCTGACGCCGCTATTTTTCCAGCGCCCACCTTTGCAAGTTGTCCCCCTACGCCACCGGGCACAAGTGTTGTTGCAATGTTTGGAATTTGTTCAGCAACGGTCTCTGTCGCAAATTTAAGGGCTTCAATAGGACCGCTGACTTCTTTAAATGATTCAAACTGCGGTCTATATTTTTCTCGAATGATTTGTTCTGAGGTTTCAGCTTCTTTGAGTTGCTCTTCAGCATATTCATCAAAGCCTAAAGAACTTGCAATCATAGCGGGGATAACGTCCCCAAAAGTAGAAGCTACTCGTTTTTTACCACGACTAAAGGCTTTGCTTGCAGTTTCGCCAAACCCATAATCAGGTCTAGTTTCTTCAGGAACAGGACGTGCAGATTGTGCCGCAATTTGTTCTACGGCTTGAGCAAGTTCTTCAGCAGTAGCCCCTTCTGGTCCAACGAGTCTTACCGTCTGACCATCGGGTAAAGGTACGTTATAAATAGGCATCGTTCGCCCCTATATTTGAGTAAATTGTCTATTACCTACAGTTGCTGAGTTGCTAAGAGGCGCGACAAGGACTCTAGTAATATATTCGTTAAGTGTTTTGTCCATCTCTTCTTGACTCATATCTTCATCATCAACTTTTATTTGAAGGTCTCGTTTGAGATCTTGATAGTCCTGAGAATCTAATAGATCAATTATCTGTTTACGATATTCATCTTGAGCGTCTTGGGCCATTTTGAGATATTCAAAGTCAAGGTCTGCGCCTGCTTTAGAAAGTTCAGCTTCTCTGTCAGCTCTTGCAATATCAAATGCGCTCATCGTAGACACACCAGTCTCTAAACCTGCACCAACATTTTGTAATCCATAAGGTGATTCGCCTTGCATTGTTTTAGCGCCACCAAGAGCTAAGGCTAGGAACAACTCTTTTTGTTTTTGTTTGTCTTTTTTAGCTTGAAGGTCGTCAAGATAAGCTTGTTGTTTAGCAATATATTCTTTTCGTTCTCTATCTGCTCTAGCCTGTTCAAGTTCTGCTTTAGTTGTTTTTTCAAGGTCCTGTCGTGCTCTTTCTGCCGCAGCTTCTTGAGCTGAGTTATACATTGCAAGGCCGCCTATACCTACAAGACCTGTGGTTAATGGGTTAGCTCCAGCGCCTCTATATAATGCTCCTGCGCCTTTGCCACCATATTTTATACCTGCAGCCAATCCGGAAGTTAGAAGGTCATCAATCTTACCTTGGCTTGGAGCTACGGGCTGTTGTTTTTTAGGGCGTCCGGGTCCTTTTTTAGGTGCAGCTTTAGGTTGTTTTTTAAAACTCTGTAAGATTTGTGGTATTCTTGCAACTTTTTTAGCGCCTGGAATTTTTCCTAAAATAGACTTAATACCTTGCTGTCCTTTTTTAGTTGATGCAGTCGCGCCAACAACACCTGCACCTAATAAAGCTTTATCCTCATTAGATAAACCCTCTTCCTCGTTTGCAGCTGCTTGTTCTGCTATTATAGTCGCGAACTCTTCGTCGTCATACAATTCTGCCGCGCCTGCCTCGTTAGGAGTAAGAGCTAAACCAGGAATTCCAAATGCTTTTAGTAGTAAACCTTCGAGGGCAAGGTCTCCCCCTATGTCTGCAATATCACTTTGCTGGCCTTGGACAGGTCCACCGCCCTCAGCAAAAGACACAATACCCCCACCTGCGTAGTTTTGTCCTACATTAGGTGCAGGCAGATTAGCCACACCCGATTGTTCAGGAGGTACAGGCATAGGCGCCATAGCTTGAGGAGCCATTTGACCTAACGCTTGTTGAGGTGACGACTCTTGTACTAACTGTTCAGTGACAGTATTATTAGGCATTTGAGCCGCAGCTTCAGCTTCCATCTTTTGCCGACGGCCAAGTTCACCTGCTAATAAGTATGTTGGGACAGCGCCTGTAGGGTTCTGGAGGTTTTGAACAATAACCTCAGTAGGCATTCCTTTAAGTCGATCTTGAAGTTGTATAATATTCATATGTTAACTCAACGCTCCATAGAGGCCTGCTAATCCAGCAACACCACCACCGATCTGTGATGCTAAACTTGGAGCCGGTGCGTATGTTACTTGAGTAGAACCTAATGCACCTGCAGTACCACGTAGTATGTTTGATTGATATTCGAGCAATTTTTTCTGATAGTCTTGCTGTTCCATGAACTCTTGATATTTAACATTATCAATTTGTTGCTGTAGAAGTTGTTTCTCAGCCCCTGATTGAGCTTGCGCTTTTAGTCTTTCTAAGTTAGAAATTTGTTCTTGTGCGCCTATTGCAGCAGTTGATTTACCTACGTCAAGCCCTGTTTGTAACCCTGTAATACCTAAGTCACGACCAAGTTGGGCTTGATACTGTCGCCCTTTTTCACCAAATTCAGCTCCAGCTAGTTTAGCTGCAACGTCTGCTTGTTGAGCTTGTAAGCCTCGACCTTCGTCTGCTTGGAACGCCGCGAGTGCTTGTTCATAGGCACGTTGGCCACCTTTAGCTTGAATGTCTGCTAATAATTGTTGAGTGTTTCTATCAGCTTCAGATTGCATTAATGCTTGTCTAGCACCGCCAAAAGTACCTCGATCGATAGCGCCCATACTGCCTGCAGCTTTTTGTATATCAGCTTGTCTTTGGGCTTCACGTTTTTCTACATCAACAACACTCTGCATATAAGGGTCCATATATTGTGCTGCTGTGCCGGGATCAGTAAATCGTCCTGTAGATATATCCGCTGGTGTAAATGAACCTGGAGTGTATCCAAATGCTTGTCCAAGACCTTTGGCTGTTGCCATACCAGCTTGCCCGCCTACTGCGCCTATCGTGCTTTGTGCAGTACCGAAACTGCCAGGCGTTGTCATACCAGCGATCTCGGTTTGAACCGCTTTTTGTTCTGGGGTAAAACCTGCTAATCGTTCACCTGTATAACCTACATAAGGTTTAACGCCCGTAACTCTACCTGAAGAGTCTGTTTCATAAACCTGTTTACCAGATTGTTTTAACAGCTCTTCGTAAAACGGTTGTGCATACTCAGGTAGATTACTTGAGTATGTAGTAGATTCTTGCTTACCTCCGCCGCCGCCACCACCGCTCATAATTTTTTCTCCATTACATATCGCATTGTCGTAAATCCTGCTTTTTGTTGATATAACCTTGCTTGCGCTTCTTTTGCCCAAGCAGCCGATTTTGTTGCCCCTTGCAGTTTAGCCCATGTTTCTACTTGACTAAATGTTTCATCATTAACTATGCCCCTACCGCCTAATGCAGTAATGAACATAACCCGTTCATTAGGGTAGTTTACAAATTCTACGGCCATTGCACCTACTATTGTATCATCTTCTATGCCAACTAAAAGTGTTTGTTTACCTTGTACTAATAGCACTTTCAATTGATCTATTGTGCAATCACCAGTATTCGTTTCTATTGAGGCTTTTAAATAGCCTTCTACGTCTTTCCAAGTTTGATAGACTTTATCAGAGCCTACCGTGTGTACCTGTATCATCTGGGCATATACTTTCTAGGGTCGATTTGACGCCCTTGTTGTTCAGTTCCTGTTCTAGCTTTTCTTACTCTATCCATCATACTGTATAAGCGTTGAGCTCCTGCATCTGATGAGCCATTACCTAAATGACTAACGACATCAGCTGGAATTACGAACTCACCTTCTGATAATCTAGCTTGTTGTTGACCATCTATATTAGCACGAACACTGTCTGACATACCATCACCAATATGACCGCCGTCTAAATAGCCTCCTTGCGCTAGTAATCGTAGACCACTATCACGTTTGAGCGCTTCAGCAATGCCTGTATCCATGCTTAAATCAAGTTGACTTGTAGGGTCATATCGATCTTTTTCTCTAGCATCATCAAGATAATCTGTACTCGGCATCAAATCACTTTCTTCAATACCACCCATCAACGCACCGGCAACAGGAGAGCCTAATTTCATACCGACTTGAAGAGGACTTGCGGGAGTAATTTTTCCTGTCGGGGCCATAAATTTTCCGTCTATCATCTGATAGTCTTTAGGGAGGTTACTCAAATCTGTAAGCGTTCTCATTTCCTGCGTTCCTAGATTTGTGGCTATCTTATCGTACGTACTTGCGCCAGGATTCATATTTGAAAAAGCTGGGCCTTGAGTCATTTGAGGCGCACTTTTTAATGCTGGGCTATAAGTGCCTGCTGGAGCGGAAAGGGGGGCTGTTGCTTGAGCTGTTTCCGTAGCGGGTGAAGAAAAAGGATTAAACCCTCCACCAGAACCCATCAAAGCTTGATTAAGCCCTGCACCAGAAACACCTCCCATACCACCTGAAACTGTTCCCATAATAGGGTCTTGGCCAGTGGCTGCAGCCAGAGCACCTCCAGATAATGCACCAGCCAACAAAGCGTTGCCAGTAGCGCTAGTTACACCCATACCTCCAAATAAAGGAGTACTCGCTCCTCCAGTAAAGTATCCTGCAGCTATAGGAACCGCAGCTCTAAAAACACCACCTAAGTTAAATGCTTCAGGCATACCTGTGTAAGGGTTTTTTGTTAAAGAAGTTCCACTTTGTTCGGCAAGTCTTTGTAATCCTGCAACTTCTTGGGGTTGCATGTGAACAAGCATTGAGTCACCACCCCGACCAAGCGATGCTAATCCTTGCGCATCATCGACCATACCGCCTTCTGCAAAGCCCATCATACGTTGAGCCTGCATACCCATAGGAGCCGCCGTGCTATATGCACTTCTTGCATCAGGTTTTTCAGCAAGGCGCCTAGCATAGTCGTAGTCTTCCATTCGGTCTTGTTCATTACCTAGCATCATGCTTCGCCTTGCCATTTCTTGTAAACGGTCATAAGGAAGTCTATCCGTTGACACATCAATCATTGGAGTTGTCGTTTTGTTCACATCGCCACCTTTTTTAAAACCTAAATAGTTTCTAAATTGTTGTATTGCCCCTAAACCTTTGTCATATGCATTTTCTAAAAAAGAAGGTTCCTGTATAGGTTTCCCATACAACTTTGCGCCCTCCCTTCTTACTGCGTCTGCAACAGCTTCCATTCGTGGAGCTACGCCTGAATTAGATTCTTTCGCTTTTACATAGTCTTGATTTCTTAAAAATTCATCTGCGGCTTTATTATAATCTTCTGCCGTTTTTGCTTCCGCTAATATTTTTCTAAAATTAGGGCTCTGACCTAGATCACCTCGATATTCTGCCTGCACTAATTCTTGTCGAAGAGATGGAGAATATTTATCAAACATACCCATGCCTTCTCTAGCTTTTAGTCTATTTAAATGATCTTGATAAGCTTTGTCAAACCCACTTAATGAGGTTTCTCCTTCAGCATAAGCACCTGTTTGTCCTATACCTCTAGTTAAAACGCCTTTTGAGTCTTTGTAGTAACCGTCTACAAAACCTTCTAATTCTACAATTCTTTTTTCTTCGGGTGTTAAACGCCTATTTAAACGTTTTTCAACTTCTGAAACAGCTTTTCCCCCTGCATAATATGCATTTGATTTTTTAAGTTCTTCCAACGATGTATAAGGATTTTCTTTTGTACCTTTTTCAGCCATTTTGTTTCACCCTTGGAGCGTTATATAGGTTAATAGGAGGTAGCTCCAAATTATGCCAGTCTAGATTGTCTAATAATATCATGTAATTGCCTCTTTATAAACCTTTATTCACGTCCAATATACTGTATTACCCCATAAGATGAAGGTATCTCAGGGTGTGCATAAGGACTTGTTTGTGCCGCTTCGTACTCTAAATAAACTCCGTCTACTGGCCCAGTGGTGTTATATGCTTGTTCTGTTGCCCAATACAATGCTACTGATTGTCCTGCAAGGGCTTCCCATGTTACAAACCCTGTTAAAGCAGCGTATGAAGGTACAACATTACTTTTAGCTGAAGCTATTGTAAATTTAGTTGCACTGTCTGCTAAGTCTGTACCATCAATCTGCATCCAAACAACTGCATCGTGAGCTGAAGTATTATCTGTATTTATACTTTGTAAGCGATACTCAATCTTATAAGTGCCATCATAGTTTGCCGTAGCAGTATTATCTGCATTTAATGTAAACCCTGCGACATCTGGTGCATTGTTCCATAATATTTTAGTTGGCGTGTTATCACCTGTAGCATATTGAGCAGCGTCGTAATAAGCTGCAATATGGGGAAAGTCAATGTTAGCCCCACCCTGTCCAATTAATATCTGCTCAAAGCTTGAGTCAACTTGGTTAAAATATAGTCGTAACTGATTACGAAACTGCGCCTCATTATTTATTTTATAGTCATTTTCAGATATAACTAAGTTAGGGGCTTTAGTAGTCTTAAACGGGGCATGAGACATTAGCGTTTACCGTCCTCACGACCATCAACCCTTGGATAACCTAACTGCCATTGAGTACCAATACCATCTGACTGAACTTTAAAGTTCATTTGGCGTCCACGCGCTCTTAAGAATACTTGGTTTGTATATTGGTCAATAGTTGCTGAAGTAACTACAGGTTTAGTATTCGAGTTACCACTAACATCAGATGTTGCAGGGATAGCACCTGGGAAGTTACGTACCCCTACAGTAATATCAACTTCTGGAGTTAGTGCAGCACCCGTTACAGAATTAACGGTGTCCGAATCAGTAAAGTTAACATCTGGAATCACTCTATTAATTAATATAAATTTATCACCATCACCAATGTCCATATCAGCAGACTCAATATAAGAAGTAATTGGTTGAGGTGCAGCCCCTAGTGGTTGTCCATCGTCGTTACCTTTTTCATGTGCATAAACCCAACCGTCGTTAGTGGCAATAGGAAAGTCAGTCACCCCTGCATCTAACCATGCTGTTCTGTCTAATGTACCATAATACCAAATCTGTTCTTGGTGATTATAGATAACATAACGATCAATATCTTGTGAACCTTCAGATACATAGAACCACACTACCTCATTAAACTCATTGTTAGACCCTGCAAAAAATAGGTCTGATTGCTCACGGTTAATATCATCAAAGATATACTGTTTTAATGTACAAGGTAGAGTATCAACACGACCAGAGTATGCATAGAATTTATCTGTCCCCATCCAATAGACAACGTTGTTTGCTTCTGCTACAACGTTCGGACCCATAATATTAACGTTAGAAGAGAGTTCTTGTAAGCCAAATACTTCTGCCGTACCTAGAAACTGTAGGGAACTTAGTGAAAAGTCAGTCCATATCAATGTCTCTTGTCGTGTAGACTTGGCTGTAATAATACGAGAACCTGATTTTAGTCGTAAGAACCCTGCACTATTTATTGCAGTAGGTTGCCATTTTTCTGGTTCAGGTCCGACTGTCGCATCTACATTCGACCATCTAATAAGCAAAGGATCATAAGAACCTAAATAGTCTGGAGATGCTGCACCTGCATCATAGTTAGTACATGCTAAAGCTAATAAATGTCCACTTGGTGTAAACATAATTTTACCCACTTGCTGTGGCACAGCGACTGCACCTGCTATAGAACTGAGTAAAACTGCGCGGTTAGTAAAGCCTGTGTTATAAACCCAATAATAGATATCAGCGTCTCTAATATTAAAGATTAAGTCATTATTAAATTTATCTTGGAACTGAAGTCGAGGTATAAAGTAGAAAGGTACAGTAGAACCAGAACCCCAAGTACCTCGTGACCAAGTATCTGTACCCCAGCCATAACCTGCTGTAGCAGTAGCAAGACCTACACTAATTTGAAATGCTGCTGTTATCCCTGTACCACCACCAGATGCCACTGTTGAAGTCGCTGCCGTTGATACTGTAAAAGTAAAAGTGTTTGAATCAACAACTGTAATCTCATGTTCAGTATTTAATTCAGCAGCTGGTACTCCACCTACATCTGTAGAACCACTAAAAGTAACATAGTCTCCTGTTAATGCACCATGTCCTGAAATAGTTACTGTAACCGTTGTCGACGTATCTGTTGTCGCAAAACAGTTGTCTGTATTAGGGGTAGAAATAGTTGTTCTAATAGGAGTAATGTCATACAGTGTTGTACCCGCATTGACATACATTTTCTCATTAGTGCCGATAGTAATAAGAATAGACCCGTCGAGAGTCACATAACTAAATAAACTACGTGCTTGGCCGGAGTATTGGTCAAAAGTCTCTACTTCCCATCCACCAATCTTTTCAGGGAAGCCTTGTCTAAACCTAATTTTGTCGGACGCCCACCATCCACCCTCTTGTGAATAGTTGGTTCTATCTCGGTTAACTCCTGGTTTAAATCCTAATTTAATTAATGCCATTATCGACCCTTGGCTAATTGGCCACCAAAATAAAATTCAACAATCATTGTGCACCACTGAAAGATTTCATCAAATTTAAAAAGCCCTTTAACTGTTTGAAATTGTGTATTGCCGCCCCATTCAAATAAACCAAAGAAAAATGAAGATGGCTCTTCTTTGACCTCAATCACAGTGTCTATTCCAATCAATCCAGCAAGAGGATAAACAGCAACTAACGCTAAGATAATGAACATAAGAATTCGTCTGTTCCAAGCTGCCATTGGAGACTCATCTTTTGAAAATTCTCGAGCTTTGTCTATTTGTTCGGACTTAGCCGCTAGTGCTTGAAGCATCAACTGTTGTTGATCGTGTGCTTGTTGAGACTTGATTGCTAAAAGTTTAGCAAAAAATCCTAAACCGATTGGGATAATATGCTGTAAAAGTGTTAACATAATTTGTCCTTATTTAATTAGCTAGGGTTTTCCAGTGCTTGTATTCTTGTTTCTAAATCTTCTATCTTGGTAATAGCTTCTTGTAGTGCTGCTGTTAATAATGGTACAAGTTTAGATTGGTCTATGCCTTGATAGTCAGGCACTTCTTTTGTTCTCATAACGGCTCTAGTTACTACATTACCATCATCATCTAATACTTCTGGAGTAACTTCATACTCCTCTGTACGCATAGCATCTTTAGTTCCTGTTACTGCTTCAGGAATAACTGTTTGTGCTTCGTGTGCTATAAAACCTTCACCATGAGAACCATCTTGTCTCCATGTCCAAGTACTAGGTTTAAGTTTTTTTAATCTGTCTATGCTACCAGACATTAGTGCAACATTTTCTTTTAATCGGTAATCAGATGAGGTGTTGTAAGCCACATTTGTTCCGCCAACACGAGTAATTGAACCAACCTGAGAACCATTCCAAAACTGGATGTAATCAGCACCATTGCCGACACTATTCATAGTTGCACAAAAGTTAGAATTATTCGCTGCAACAAATTTACCTGAACCAACTGCAGAAGATGTATTAACTAATACATTACCACCAACAGGATTCAAACCAATAGATTTTAAGCTGTTGTCAGAGTTTTGAGCTTGTAACCAAACAACATTTCCACTTTCAATGCCTTGATATAATTTTGTTCCAGTAGCAGCCGAAGATAAACTAAACAAAGCATTAGATTTTGTTGTCGTTTCTGTTGCAGTTGCAGCACCTATTCCACCCTGAACATTCAATTCTGTGTGTGGACTACTCGTACCAATACCTACATTATTATTAGTAGCATCTACATAGAGTGTGCCTGAATCAAAGTTAACATCGCCTGATACCCCACCATCAAAAGTAATAGCTCCAGTAGACGAAACCGTACCCGACACGCTTAGATTATTTGTGACTGTGACGTTGTTGCTTGAGTCGACCGTTAAGACATCGCTACCATTTTGTTGGATTTTAGATGTGGTACTGGTTGGGCTGGTTATGCTGATTGTCATTACTGAACTCCGTCTAATCGTTCCTGTGTAGGTTTAGCTAATGTTGGGTGATTCCAAGATTTTATGTAGTCACCTCTGCCATCGCTGTCATTCTGAAGCACGATTGTACCTTCAGGGGTAAAGTCTTCATTAGTTAAATTTGGGTAAAGCGTTGTTATTTTTTCGTAAAGTGTCATGTTTTATCCTTAAGCTTGTTGTATTAAATGTGCTTGTATTAGTGTTCTAACCTTAGTCCCACCTAAAACTGTTGGAGTGCTTGCACTTTGCTGATAGGCATATAATTCTATATAATCTGTAGTTCCATTTAAATATACAATACATGAACCACTTAATCTCCAATCATTAAGTTGAGCAGATGAGAATCTATTTCCAGCAAGAAATAAATAAGTACTACCATTTCTATATATAGCAATATATTGATATGCACTTGGAGGAGAATCAAAATTTACAATAGCTTTCACATCATAATACCCAGCAACTGATGGAGTATATCTATAATTTGTTGCATCTAAATCACCAGTAGTATCAAATGTTGATGAATTAATTTGGATTTTTGTCCATGTTGCTTGGGACATTGATTGACTTCCACTCATCCATGCCCAAAGTATTGGAATACTATTTGCTGCTGGTTTATATCCATTAGCATTGAACTGACCTACCTCTGTAGGGCTATCTGCATTACCGACACCAATCCTTAGTGTTCCATCAGGTGTTGCTGGCTGATAGATGGTAAAGTTATTAGAGGAAGTAGCATCTGTTCCTATTTGAATATTATTTGCAGCATACCCGTTCGCGTCAAATCTGCCTACCTCTGTTGGGCTATCTGCATTGCCATTACCGATCCTTACTGTGCCATCGGGGGTGCCTGGGGTGTAAATGGTAAAGTTGTTGGACGCCGTTGAATCGGTACCAACTTGGACTTTCTTTGTTTTTATTGTACTCATTCGGCTTCCTCTGCTACATTCATTGGACTTGCTTTAGTCCATTTAAAATATTCTTGATAGTCTGTGTTTGCATTATCAGCAGGAATTATTGCTCCATCTGACCTAACAACACCTAAGTTATCTTGCATTAATTTATATGTGTATTCCATCTATAACTCCGCACTAAAAACAAAAGTTGACCTAAATCCTACACCTGATGTAGCTGCCCAACTTGCTGGACTAGTAGCAAATAAACTTACAAAAGATTTATCTGTTAAAGCAGTAGCAGCAACAGTTAAATCAAATGTCCCACCTGTATCAATTCTATAAACTCTGTTAGCTGTTCCAGAATAACTAAATGTCAATGTTGGTGTAGCTCTCATAGCAGTATTGAAAGGAAATCCTATAATTCCTGTAGGTGAATAAGCATTAACTCCTGCATCTATAACTTGATAATACCTCTGAGACCTATTTAACTGTACATCATAAGGTAAGTTCTCGAAGTCACTAGCACCTTCACCTACTTCTAATTGCACGGCTGTGATGTTCATATAGTTAGAAGTAGCATCGGCTAAATTAGATACTCCAACAGCTCTATTTGCAGCTACAGCTGCTCCCCATGATGTTTGTAATGTTCCTGATGTGTAAGTAGAGCCAGCACCCAACCAGAAATATAAGTATAAAGCACCACTATTATTATTAGCTAATGTTCCAGTAGTATCACCTGCATAAGTAATGGTTTTCTTTTCCCAAGTATCGGACGAGTTTACTGTAAAAGATTTATTAATATGTCTTGCATTAGTTCCATCAAACAATTCAGCAATGTATGTACCTGTTTTGTTTGATTTTACCCAAAACGATAGAGTAACTGATTCAGCATTAGCTGTACCTTTTTTAAGTTGTTGTAAATTTTGACCTTCAATACCTTGTGATAATAATAAAAAATCACCTGCAGCTGGACTTGCATCTGCTGTGGTACATAACATTTTTACGCTACTTGCAAAACCTTGTCCACTAGGCACATCTGTATCTTGACTCATTGTCCAAGTGCCCATAGTGTTAGGTGACCAAGCAAATCTATCAACACTATAATAACCACCAGAAGTAATAGAAGCAGTTGATGTACCTCTTTGTGCTATCTGCATATCTCCGTTGATAATGAGGTTACGATAAGGCCCACTAAAAACGTTAACACCGCCGACAGTCAGACTACCTGATACTGTAGCGTCACCTGAGAATGCTGGGTTAGTAATGACTGCACCCGCTTCTACCTTGTCTACCCCGGTGGTTCCTTTTACTTTTGTAGGCATATTATACGACCGTCCATGTTGAGCCGTCTCCGACTGTTACTGTTATTCCATCATCTATAGTGATTGGCCCTGCAGTGATCGCGTTTCTGTTGTCCGATAAAGTATAGTCAGTATCTATGGTAATACTGTTTTCTACAAAGCCAATTCCGTTAATAGTTACACTGCCCATATTATACTCCTTATTCGTCCGCCGGTTCTGGTTCGTTACCTTCTGCTACCCATTCTAGGTATTCTTGGTAGTCTGTGTTAGCTTTGTCAAATGGTATAAGCGTATATGTATCATCGCTAATTATTTTTTTAACTTGATTTACTGTTTGTAATGCTTCATTTCTTACTAATTTATATATAGCCATAATTATAACTCCGAGATAAATGCTAATTTACAAGCTACATCAGTTGTGTCTATAAAACAAGCTTGACCTTGAACTCTAGATAATCCTGATAAAGATATATACTCGTTTGTTGTACCACCTTGACTCCAAATTGATACACTTGTTGCATTGGATGTACCATTACCCGCAAAGACTCTAAAATTAGTTGCTGAAGCAACTTCAATACTTGGGTCCGTTCTCATATTCACTGGAAATTTGATGTTTGCATAAGCTACTGCTGCTGTATACATAGCACCATTTGCTACTGCCCTTGCATTTCCTTCACAATGTAAATAGTAATACCTCTGACATCTTGCTAACTGCATATCGTATGGCATAACTTCAAATGGTGTAGCTGTGTCACCTACTTCTAGTTGAACGCCTGTGATGTTAATGTAATTATTTACAGCATCCCCTAGGTTAACTTGCCCAACAAATCTATCTGTTGCTACAGCACTTCCCCAAGATGTTTGTAATGTTCCTGATGTTTCAAAAGTTCCAACCGCTAAAGCAAGGAAAAGCAGCATACTTTGATTATTATCATTATCTAATACTCCTGTTGTATCACCAGCAAAAGTAATTATTTTCTTTTCCCATGTATCTGCTGTGTTAATGGTGTATGCTTTACTTATATACCTAGTATTGTCTGAATCATATAAGTTTGCAATATATGTTCCAGTCTTATTAGACTTTACCCAAAATGATAAAGTTAATGATTCAGCATTGGCAGTACCTTTTTTAAGGTGTTGTAACATTTGTCCTTCAAATCTTTGTCCTACCATTAATCTTTCATTTGTTCCAACAGCAGAAGCAGTAGTACATTGCATTTTTAAACTATTGCTAAATCCTTGTCCTGTTGGAACATCTGTTGATTGTGTTTGTGTCCATGTAGCAGATGAATTAGCATAGCTTGTACTCCATCTATCAGCAGTACAATATCCTCCACTAGTAATCCCTGTTACACTCGTCCCCCTCTGTGCTATTTGCATGTTGCCATTAATTATGAGGTTCTTCGTTCCAATAGGAGACGCGGCGGCCGGTTGGTTTGATCCGTCGTTGTAGGTTACTCCAGCTGTTCCGTTAAGTTGTAGTGCCATTATTCATCTCCACTCATTTGAGCTTCTCGCTCCGCTAAAAATGTAGCGTATGCGTCTTTTACTTCTTGTTTGTGAAACTGTTGACACATAGCTTGTACATCTGCGTGTTCGTTGCTGTAGTTTTGACCTGGTGCTATTACCCATCTGTGATATGTTGACGATATAACTTTACCATCTTCTACAATGTCAGTTCTTTCACGCACTTGAATATGTTTGTAGTCACCGACTACTTCTATTTTATCTATTGTTTTTGTTTTAGTTATTGCCATATTTATTCCTTAAACTTTTTATACTTGAGAGCGATATGTAAATACGCATCTGCACGCTCCTACTGCAGCCGCAGTTTCTCCATCTGAAGTAGAATACAAAGTCGTTGCATTTTTGGATATTCTCCAAAATCTATTAGTAGTATATTTTGCATAACCTGTTGTTCCATAATTGCCATAACTTTTAACTAGAAATGGAAGACCACCAATATAATAGTCTGTAAAAGAAGTTGCAACATTAAATTGAAACATCACAGTAACCATTTGACCAACTTTTACATATACACCATTAGGATTAGTAAATGCTCCTGTAGCATCTCCATTTGTTGTTGGTGTCCATGTTCCTTCTTCATAATCATCTAATAAGTTAGCAGATGCTGTACCACCAAGATAGATACCGCCTGTAGGGCTTAAATTACCACTTCCATCATCCGTTACTATATTCCCAGTCCCAGTCGGTAAAGTCAGCGTGGTTGAGCCTGCGACGTCGGGTGCGGCGATTTCAACTTGACCTGATGTGTTTCCTTTGATTACTATGCTAGACATTATCTAGTTCCTCTTGTGTTGGCTTGGTAAGGGTTGGATGATTCCATTCTTTGATATAGTGTTATTATCTTTTCATATAATGTCATAATCTACCCTATCAATTTAAATCCTGAAAGCTCTGTATAATCTACGGAAAAATTAATAAAAGGGCTTCCAGAAGTTACTCTATCGCATTGTCCGTATAACTCTAATTCATCTCCAGCTGACAAATTAATAATACTTGCCCTAGTCATATGAAATGCTCTTCCGTAATTTGCCGCAGGAGCAAAATAAACTCTATTATATCTAACTCCATTAATATATAGATATGCAAGAGTAATGTTTGCTTGTGTATTTGCACCAGCATCTATTCTTAATGAATAATTAATTTGATAAAGACCCTCGTGTCCAGAAGGAATAACAATTTTAGAATTTGCTGTATCAATAGCACTATTTGTATCTGTAATTACAGTATCAAGTAACACCTTTGTAACTACATTGTCACCTATAGTTTGATTTGAACCAGAGTTAGTCATTGCAAATACTGGTCTATTAGATATTACTACGTTATCTTGGTTAATTAGTCCATCAGAAGTTACTTGTGCTTTTGTAATTCCATTAGCCTGTATCTGAACTTCGCCGGACGAGTCGGAAACTAGCTGTAAGCCGTTTGAACTATCTGCATTTATTCGTGATGCCATCGTTATCCTTTTTCTCTAAATTATAGCACGACCCAACGTTGTCCCGTCGGTATAGTCACCGTTACACTCGGGTCTATTGTTATTGGCCCAACACTCATTGCGTTTTGCCCAGTTGATAAAGTGTAGTCTGCACTGATCGTTGTTGTGTTTTCGTATAAAACCCCGCCTGCTTTTGCTACGACTAAGTTCCCACTGGTTGAGGGTAAGTTGATTGTGGTAGAACCTGCCTCGTCAGGTGCAGATAAGGTTACGGTTCCGCTGGTATTACCAGCAACAATAATATCAGCCATTAATCAGCCTCCTCTGCTACATTCATTGGACTTGCTTTAGTCCATTCTACATATGTTTGGTTAGTATTATCTACTGGAAAAGATGTAAAACTACCATCACCATTATCTATAATAATATGTTGTTGAGTTACACCATTTACACTTTCTGTAATAATTGTTTTATATGTCATATTATAGCTCCGAATTAAATGCTATATAATTAGTGCTACCATTGGGAAGAACTGCATACATTTTTTGTGCTGTTAGTCCTGTAGATGTAAAATTCATAGTACAAGAATCTGTGCCAGATTCAGCAATACCAACTGCTGAAAAAGCTGTAACTGCACCACCTAGCCACCATCCCATTCCTTGATAATCAATAGAACTAGGATTATTTCTCATAGTCGTTGGAAATGGCACATGACCATACATATTAGTAGTATTTGCTGCCATTGCCCAAGCAACCCAATTGTTAGATGAAGAAGTGTTCCATTTGTAATAATACCTCTGACATCTTGCTAACTCTACATCATAAGGTAAGTTCTCGAAGTCTGTCGCGGTTGAGCCTGCTTCTAACTGAACGCCTGTGATGTTAATGTAATTAGAAGTGGAGTCTGCTAAATTTGTTTGTCCTACTGCACGATTAGCTGCTGTTAATGATGCCCATGATGTTGCCAAAGTTCCAGATGTATAATTACTTCCAGCAGCTAACCATGTGATAAATTCAAAACTTCTTGCATTGTCGTTATCAAATGCACCCGTGGTATCACCAGCAAATGTTATTGTTTTCTTTTCCCATGTATTAGCACTAGAAATTGTATATGCAGAACAAATATGTCTTATATTATCTGCATCATATAGTTCACAGATATATGTTCCAGTTTTATTTGATTTAACCCAGAATGATGCGGTTAATGATTCTGCATTAGCTGTACCTTTTTTTAGCTGTTGTAAGTTTTGACCTTCCATTGAAGAGATAGATAAAAACAATGCTGCATCTGCTGACAATGATGCTTGTGCTGTTGTATTATCTACTTTGTATGAATTAGCAAACCCTTGACCACTAGGAACATCTGTATCTTGACTAGCTGTAAAAGCATAAGTGCCACTACCTAGTCCAACCCATTTTACTCTGTCTGGAGCATTTGCATATTTTACTGTAACACCTAGACCAGTCTCACTCGTTCCCCTCTGTGCTATCCTCATATCTCCGTTGATGATAAGGTTACGGAAACTTGGTTGGGTTGAGTAGACTGCGCCGTTTTGAGAGAAAGACCCGGTGACAGCAACGCCACTTGAAGTGACGCTCATTACAGTAGAGCCACCAGACTGAATATTAATATTCCCGGTATTATCGGCTGTGGTCTCTAGTCCACCAACTCCACTTGTTTTTGCATTAATGTTAATTGCCATATTATCCCTATGATATTCTTACTATGAGATGCATAAAGTAGTAGGTAGTAAAAATGGTGGTCGAAGAACTGTAGTTAAACTTACCCATAACTCGCCAAGTCCCAGTATAAGGTAATACAGCACTACCAGAAATCGTACTATTAAGAGCATATCCTCCATTAGAACTCTGGGATGATGAGGTGACTATTCCATATGTACCTACACCATTATAAGTAGTAGACGCTCCTGTACCTGGAGGCGTTGCCCAAGTAAATGTACCATCACCGTCAGCACGTAAATATTGAGATGTATTACCGTTACCCGAAACATTTAACTCCGAAGCACCTACTGCACTAGCAGCAATCTCACTAGCACCAACGGCATCGGCTGCAATCTTATCAGCAGTGACAGAGTTAGATCCTAATTTTGCATTAGTGACTGCACTATTAGCTATTTCGGTTGTACCTACTGCATTAGCTACAATTTGTGCATTAGAAGCAGTACCGCTTAAATCACCGCCCATTGTCGGGTCAGAACTAAGAGTAGTCCATGTAGGAGTGCCTGAGCCAGCAGATGTTAATACTTGCCCGTTTGATCCAGCAGCACCATCAACTTGGAAGTTACCAGTAACATTTAGTGTGCCGGATGAAGTAGCTGTACCTGTTAAAGATGTCGTTCCTGTTAATGTAGCCGTACCAGACGTATTAATAATTGTAGTACCCCCGACAGTTCCGCCTGATACATTAATTGCTGTAGCGTTTTGTGTAGCCATTGAACCAAGACCAAGATTAGTTCTTGCAGTAGCTGAATCAGAAGCTCCAGTACCACCATCAGCAACAGCTAGGTCTGTAGCAAGTGTTAAGGAAGAAAGATGAGTAATAGCATCAACCACATTAGTACTATCATTATATAAGTACATGGTTTTACCGGCAGGAATAGAAATACCGGTACCAGTTGAGTTTTTAACTGTAACTGCGTCGGCTAGGCCATTATTAACAATATAGACTTTTTCAATTGCTGGGACTACTAAGTTACGAGCTCCGCCTGATACCCCTGTTAGGTTAAGCCTTAAATTACGAGCAGCTTGTGTTGTGTTAGTATCAGTAAGAGTTAAAGTAACATCAGCACTAGAAAAACTAACATCTTCAGAGCCTGTAATAGCTTCTTCAAGAGCTGTGCCTAAGTTAGTATTAGTTGTTGTGCCCCATGTACCGGATTGTTCACCTGTACCAATGAGTTCTATTTTTAAATCTGAATACGTACTTGCCATAATAAATCCTTGAATTTATGTTATTTTAACTTGATTGTCCTTGCATTGGAATACTTGTGACATAAATAGCCGTATGGCGTTTTTCATTCCAAGCTTCTCCGCAATCAGAACAAGTCCCTGAGTTATATTCTTCTGCATCAACTATCATGCCACAATTAGAACACTCTAATCCTACTTCGTAAGTACATTCTATTTGACCGTCTTCTTTATGTTTTGCATCTACTTTTATCATGCTGCTATCTCCATCCAGTTAGGTGATTGCGCATCATTAACATCTACCCAACCATCAGTTTGTGAATCGTCTATATCTACCCAGTTTGGAGTTTGGTTATCATCTATTTCACTCCATACTAACACATCGCTTGTAAAGCCTGTAGCAAAGACACCGAGTACTAATACATCTGCATTTGCTGTAACTCCTACCGTACCTAGTTCAGTAGTACCTTCTACACCGGTAACATCAACAACTGCGTTCGCTGCTACAGTAACGGTACCCACCGCCATTGTACCAATAACACCGGTAACAATTATATTAGCATCACCTGTAACAGTAACGGTACCCACCGCCATTGTACCAATAACACCAGTAACTAAGACATTAGAATCAGCTTCTACTGTCGCTGTACCAAGCTGTCCTGTTGCTTCTAACCCAGTCACATCGATATAGTTATTTGTAATAAGTTCTATATCGCCTAGTTGACCTGTTGCTTCTACACCTGTGACTACTACATTTGTATCGGCTTCAACTACTGCTGTACCTAGTTGAGTTGTGCCTTCTACACCAGTAACATTTACAACAGCTTTAGCTTCTATGTCTACAGTGCCTGTTTCGCCTGTAGCCTCGTTACCTATTACATCTACATCAGCATCTGCTTCAACTACTGCAGTGCCTAACTGTGTGGTGCCTAAAACACCTATTACATCTACAACCGCTCCAGCTTCTACTGTCGCTGTGCCTAACTGTGTAGTACCTTCTAATCCTGTTACACTTACATTAGCATCGGCAGTAACTACTACACTGCCTGTTTGTCCTGTTGCTTCTACACCTGTTACATTTACAACTGCTTCTGCTACTACAGTTGCTGTACCTAATTGTCCTTGTGCCTGTACGCCGGTTACATTTATAACTGCATCAGCTGTTACTACTGCTGTGCCTAACTGAGTATTACCTTGAACCCCAGTAACAGCAACACTTACACTACCTGCTACGCCCTGTGCTGAAAACGGGGCGCTGGAAAAAGGACTATCAGAAAATAACATTTAGAGCACCAGCCATCTTGATCCTGATGGAACAGTGAACGCTGTGCCACTGGCTACAGTAACAGGTCCGGTGCTCGTTGCGTTATACCCTGAAGGTACCGTGTAATTAATTGAGATAGTTTTATTATTAACAAACACACCATTTGAGGCGACCATCTCTTCGCCTGTTATAGTTCCATCAACTGTGACATCGCCTGCTGCATCTTCATAGACAGCTTTACCTGCAGGATAGACTACAAATACATCTTTATCTCCTGCACTGAAATTAACCAAACTTCCAGAGTTAGAGGATGCTAGAACTGTATCTCGGCTAAGGGTTGTACCTGACGCTGTATAGGTTCCAATACCAACTTCCCACTCATCTCCTTCAGGCAATGTAATTGTGTAATACGTTGTATTACCATTACCAATAACAGAAAATGCATCGAAGTCAGTAACGGCCCCTGCAAGCGTAATAGTACCGGTCCCAGTGGTTACCGAGGTCTCTTTTACTCTGTCTTTTAGAACAAGAGCCATTATAGCCTCCTGATTAGGCTATGCGAATAATAGCGTTGGATGAATCAGCTGTTGGGAATACAACTGTAAAGTCCCCATTAGTTGATGTCTTATCTCCACCAAATGCTAATACTGCTACAGCCTTATCTGATTGAGTATCATTATAAATCAACGCGCCGTTTGCAGTGATTGTTGCAGATGACCATGTTGTGTCTGCAAAGTCTAACCATGCTGTAGTTGAAGTTGAGGTTGGTGTTTGTGCTACAGTTAGCGTATTACCGCCTGCTGAGTAGCCTGTACCTGAAACTTCGTTTGTTACTGTATATGCTGTAGTCGTTGCATCTAATGTTGCTGATGATGTATACAATGCAATTTTAAATGTATCCGCATTAGTACTTCCGCGAGTAACAGTTGTACCAAAAGCATGGATACCATTCAGCAAATCTACCTTAAAGCTTGTTGCCATAGCTTGTGATATTGCCATATTAATTCTCCAAAATTTTAATTAAATCTGAATGTCCTGCTTCTCGCAATCTATTCGCCAATGTAGTGCGGTCGGATTGTACCGCTTGTTTTAAGTAGAACACTAGAGTGTGTCTAATGCTTTCCTTAAATGCTTCTGCTTGATCTCGTATTAATGGGTTAGCTTCTTTACTCACATACATAATTTTAGCTAACGCACGATCTGCAATTTCTTCAGGTGTAAAGCCTCGACCCTCCGTCGTTAATACAGCTACATCACCTTCTAATACATTTCCTTGATTATCAATCATTGTACTTCATACCTTGCTTGCCCACTTCGGTAGGCATCTCGTCTATCTTTACCATCACCTAGTTGTTTTAACATAGATAAGGCTTCTGTATATCGTTGTGTGTAATTTGCAATTACATCAGGTTCTGCTTTAAGATAAGTAGCTGCTTCCAACAAACTTCCATACAATAAAGTAGTATCAAAGTTATCACCCAACCAGCTAGTACCAGCAGTAACGATAGAGGTAGGATAATAAAAATAATGCAACTCAACAGTATAGTTAACGTCGGGCGTAGGACCCAAAATGAAAGTGTTGTCATCAAATATTCCATAGTATTTTGGCTTTCCATAAAATGCTGAATCAGTATCAGGAAAAGACTCCCTAATAAAGTTTACGTCTTTATTTAATAAATAAGTATATTCATTGTTATCATCAATAACAGCTAGGCTATACGTTGCTAACCAATCACTAGGAGTCGTTAAATATTTATTGCCTGATGTCGTATTACCGACTTGGTTACGTCGTAAGTCGGGCAGTTGAACTGTATTAAATATACGTTGTTCAGCTTGCTCAATAAATGTATTTACATCAGTCGTATTAAAACTATTTTCGGAATACGAATTTATTGCTGCCACTAATTGTGTGTAATTCATTACTTATCCTTATGCCATTGGACCGCGAGCTTTTGTACCTTTTGTTGCTGCGCCATTACCGCGTGTTACGACACCTTCAGTTTTAACATCCTTTTCAGGATACCCAGCTGTGTTAGGTGTTGCTACCATTTCTGGTTGCTTATAAGTGTGGTTACAGCCTTTTCTATCTTTATTCATATTATACTCCTTATCGTTTAAAACTGGTCATTGTTGGACCTGAAGGGCGACGAGGTTTTTTCTTCTCATCTTTATTTCTAGGTTTAGGTCCAGTACTTGGTGCCTTCATAGAAGTCATTTTTGGGCCTGAAGGTCCTGCTCTTCGAGTAGGTTTAGAGGCTTTGGTTTTTTTAACCGGCGCAGCTTTAGGTGCTTCTTTTTTAGTAGAACGATTAGCAATAGCTGTGATACCCGCGACAGTAGCTCCTGTTTTTAATGCATCTGCTTTAGTAAAAGTTTTTCTTGATTTAGCCCCAGCTGGTCTACTTGGCCGGCCTCTTTTTGGCGGAGTCTGCTGTGTAATTTTTTTAGTTGGATTACTTGGTTTAGTCCCGGAGTTACTAGTGCTGTTTAACTTCTTAACACTGCCTCTATGCCGAGTAGACTGAATATCCTTGCGTGTGGTAGACCCCGCTTTCGTTCGCGTAGGTTTCCCAGTGCTCCCTTTTTTAATAAGGTCTCTTCCAAATTTTATAGCCCTTACAATTGCCATTTCTTTCTCCTAAGTTGTTGTTATAGTTACAGTTCCTACCTGTCCTTGCCCTTCCAAATCATCTTCTAAACCTTCTAGTGCTAGTGGATTATTCAGACCGACTGGGTTCCAACCATATTGATACTCCCTTTGCTCTTCCAAGTTACTATCAGGTCTAGGATCACGTACTGCTTGTGGGTCTTCGACAGGATACATACCTTGCATGTTTTGTGGGTGGTCAGGCTCCCAGCATTCTTTACATACTTTGATATTAGTATCTTTTGTTTTTATAAACAGGTCTTTTAATTCTTTCAACTTAAACTGAAAACCACAACGGTCACAGTTAGCTATTGAATGTTTACCCGATGTATATCTACGAGCCATTATCTAACCACCTGTGTTTTCTTTCCTTTTAATGAAAGTTTTAACACTCTCAACCACAGCTTTATATACTTTTTATTTTTATGTTTTACAGCGGCTGAATATAGCTTTTTAATTAGCTTTTTCATGACGCCTCCTATATATGCTGATAACGGGGTGCAAGTCTTAAATCAGCTTTTTCTCTGTCTTCAGTAGATGCTAACGCCCACTGTTCCTCATATTCTGCTTTTAGCATCTGCATTCTATCTGCTGCACCTGGTATTTTTAAACTTAAATAATACGCTAATCCTGCAACTAAACAAGGGTAAAACCTAAATGGTATTTCTTGCGTATTAACGCCGCTACCTGCATCATCTAATCTTTTCATTTTCCAGTATACAAAAGTGTAGTCGTTATTATCAGGCATGGGCCATACATTAATGGAAGGTTGAGTTACTTGCCTGTTTATCCACACTTGTATAGGTCTGCCTGTACTATTTTTATTAGGTATTGTTCCCCAAGTAGGAGCAGATATTCTTGATATATTAATATCAGATTGTGTAGTTCCTGTTCCTGTTCTAATAACTTGTTCAATAAGGTCAATAGTATCTGTAGGTAAATTATAAGTTTGAGTACCTTCAGTTAGAGCAATAGAACCTTCTTCGATCGTCCAAAGATTAACGCCTCTGTTTGCCCATTCTGCTGTAAGCAAATTTAAACTGCGTCTTGCAGTTCTTAAATCATACCCAGTTCTAAGTTCAGCGCCACATCTTTCAAATGCTTCTTCTACAATCTCGTTGAGATCTGGATTAAATGTTGTTGTCCCTGATGTAGTCATTACATTTCCTTTTCAATGTTTCTAATTACAGTGCATTCTTCTGTTATTACATGTGTATGTACTGTTGACTCAACTGAGTCCATATAATCCCCGCCAACAAATGCAGTGGCTAAAGCAAGACAACTAATTACTATTTCTTTGAAAGCCATTATGCTTTCTTCCTTGTTGTCTTACGTTTTAATGGTGCTACTCTTCTTGGTTTACCTGCTGGCTGTCCAAGACTTTTCTTCTGCGCTACACGTGACTTCTTTTCAGCGGATGTCATCTCTCCTGATGTTTTAGGAGTTTTGCTAGACACTCTTTTACTAGGTCTGCAATAAGGAGTACCACGAGACTCCCCTTTCTTTCTGCCACATGCTTTACCGGTTCTAACATCTTTCCAATCCTCTTTGAACCAGCGTTTTAGTGCGGCACCTTTAGCTGTCTTTCTGACCGCCATTATTTTTTACCTTTATTCTTCCTGCACTTCGCTATTGCACCTGATGCATATGCACTAGGAAACACTTTATATGATGATTTTACTTTGTGGTAGCAAGCATCTTTCACACTACCGCCTTTTTTAAAAGCAATAGGCTTCTTCATAGCCTTGCCCATACCTCTACATTTCATCATATCATGCGACCTTTTGTTTTACCTTTTTTACAAATACCGTCGCGTTTACATTTTTTAACCATACCGCCTTTTTTGTAGTTACCGGTTAGCATATCTATCGTGTTTTCATATTCTTCTTTTCGTTTTTTTCGTGAGTCTCTTGTTGTTTTTTTACTTTCTTTTGGTGGAGTTCTCATTTCTTCGAGCTCTTTTACTCTTTTCTTACCGGCGCGTTTACCCCCAACAATCTTTTTAGGGTCTTTATCCATTATTTTTTTTAGACGTGTCATTTGTCTAAGAATTGCTCCTGCCGCCATAATTATTTTCTCCTTTTAATCTTTTTAGTTTTACTAAACTCTTTACCTACTTTAGTAGGCACCCCAACTTTTTTAGCAAACTTAGGATTGTTAGCCACAGCTTGCATAAACTTTAATTGCTTTTTACTTTTTGCTGGCATTATTTCATCCAATGGGCTACTATATAAGAGATAAACGCGCCAATACCGGCAGCTATCCAAATAATAACTTTCCATCCGCCTCTTATTTCATCCATAGCTTTATCTATCTTATCAATTTTTTGTTTGACATCTTTCATATCTTTTATTAAATCGTCGATATCTTTTTGCATATGTCCAATAGCTATAGAGTGCTCGCCTAGTTCTCTTTCTGTACTCATTTAACATTTCCACCTTCTACGCGCTTGGCGTAATCTTGAGTTAGGGTCTTTAGCTGCTTTTGGAAAGTCTTTCATTTGCCCTGCTGATCTTGCACAAAATGACTTGCGTCGCTTTGCGTCTTTAGAACCAGGTTTAACTTTTCCAGTAACAGCTGTCTTTAATTTAGAGCCTGGGTTAGCTTTACGGTATGCTTTAACACCTTTCTTAGTCATACCAGCACCCTGCTTGGTCGGGCGAAAGTTACCCGACTTCACAGAAGTTTTGATCCCCATGCCTTTTTTCTTAGTTGTTTTCTTTTTCTCTGCCATCAGACACAATCTCCGAGTGCTTCGAACCTTCTTCTATTTTCTGAAGTTGTTTTATTCTCGCTCGGTATTTTCTCTGCGAGGTTAGTATCTTCATTTTTTGGTTCAGGTTCTTTATCCATTTTAACATTTTAACTATGAAATATTGTCACCGCCGTAACGTTTGTCAAAGTGCAGTGAATTTGATTAGTAAATAAA